TGATGGTCACTTTGAGGTCGTAGAGCCTCTTCATCGCCTCTTTGAGGCCAACCTTCGCACAGAGGCTCTTCCAGTTACTGTACTCGCCAATATTCGTGTCGATGGTGATGTCCTCTGGCTTGATGAAGGTCTTCCCCTCCGCTTCCGCCATCCCAAAGTTGAACTTCTCCTGGAGCAGTTTTGTAGAGGCTACCACAGCCTTGACCTTGTTTATGGTAGCAAGCATCTTGTTGCTTACCGCCGTAGCCTTCTTGTTGAGGCTCTCCACCTCGTCTATGCCCTCCCGTGCGACCCTCGGAATGGCCCTTGCCTGCTGCGCAAGAAGGGATTCCAAGTCGTTGGCGAACTTGTAGACTGTGCCGTAGAGCTTGGCGATGTTCATATCTGTCTTGGTAGGGTGCATCGTATCTCCCTCCTTAGATGTTCTTCATTGACCGCGGAAGGAGCAAGACCTCGTTCTCCATCGCCTTTTCAAGAATCCACTTGCAGGCCTTGATGGAGTTGGAATCCGCAGAGACATACTTGTTGCCCTGAAGTCCCGCAATGAGACCGTTTGCGACAACTGCGAAGTTGAAGGCATTGCGACCCTGCTTCCTTGCATCGGTGCGGAGCGTCTTGTTGATGATTTTCATCAGGGTGTGCTCTGGAGTGGAGATTTTGAGCATCTCGCCCTCCTTGGCCTTCTTTATCATCGCTACGCACTCCTTGAGGCATCCCGTGGCCTTGCCGATGAGGCATGCCGCCGCCCCCATATCGGCGGTGAATCCGTTGCTGACGAGTGGGGCGATTGCCTCAATCTCAAAGGCATACATCTGCCCAATCTCGTCGTAGACCGAATCCGGAACAACCGGGAAGGAGTTGAAGTTGGTCTTGATGTAGGTTATCTTCTTGCGGAGGGCGGCAACCACCTTGGCATGGTCGGTTCCCTTGTGCTCAAGCCGCTGGGCATAAGTCCTCGTCTTGTTGAGGTCCATACGGTCGTAGGCAAGCTCAATGCTGCTGCTATCGCCCTTGAGCGTCACAAGGAGAATCGGTACGCTTGGATAGCCTGCCTCCTTGATTGCAAGAAGCCTGTGCTGTCCATCGCGTAGGTAGCCCTTGGCATCCCTAATTATGGGCTGGCCGTTGAACACATACTTCCCATTCTTGAAGTCCATCGTGAGCTTCTTCATATGGGAGGCGGTCACTCGGCGGTTCTTCAGGTTGCCGTCAAGAAGCCTTGACACGAGCTCTGGCGTGGTCGTGACATATTCCACGATGCACGATTCGTTCTCGAACCGATTCTTTCGGTTGGCAACCTGCGCCGCCGGCATAGGTACATAATCTTCCTTCATTTTTTTCTCTCTTTCTTTGGTTTGATTGTTGGTTTGCTTGTCTGGATATGTGCGGAACATGCTAGAACTGGAGACCTTCCAGCCAGTTGCTCCACACCTTGATGACATCCTCGTACTTGTCGGCAAGGACAATCTTGCCGCCATTCTTCTGCTTGATCATCGTCCTCCCCGTGGTTCTGTCCTGCGAGATTGAGTCGATGGTCTGGAGGTCGATGGCAAGTTTCGGAGTGAATCCGTTGTCCTCGTTCCTCTCCTTGTTGAAGACCACTATCTTGTGCTTTGCGGAAGTCTTTGGTGCTTCCTGTGGAACAGACTGCTCTGTCTTCTTTGGTGTGGGTATGGTGTTCTTCATCTTTTCCCTTTCTTTCTTAAGGCTGCCTATTCCTATCGTGAAATAGGCAGCCGATTTCTGTTTATGCGGCAATTCGCATCGCCTCGTCGTAAACCGTGTCGAATATCTTGCGGACGGCCGTTGCGCGGCTTCCCACCGCCCCCGTGTAGGCAATCTCCGCCCTATCCATGTTCTTCCCGGTCTTCTGCGGGTTGAAGATGGGGTAGGAGAAGGCATTGAACACCTTCCAAGCGGTATCGTCCTTGATGCTCATAGCGGTCTCGCCACCCTCGAACTGCGAAAGCACCTCCTCGCGGCGGTGTTCGTTGATGGTGAAGCCGTGCGTCTCTGGATCGAAGCGGAACGGATAGATTCTGTCCATCAGCCTCTTCATGAAAGCCGCATCAACCTTGACGGAGGCGAGGTTCTCGGACTTCCGCTTGATTTCCTTCGCCGCATCGATGCTGGCGGCGATGACTTTCAATGCCGAGCCAATGTGGAGTTCCGCATTCTTCGTGTGGTGAATGGAAAAGCCGTCGTTCCCGGCCGTCCGCCTTGCGGCGGCAATCTGGTTCTGGCAGAAGAGCCGCACGGTCGTGAAGCCAATTACAAGGCTTCCAAGGCCGTTGCAGGGGTTGGAGAACATAAGGCGCATCTCGTTGGGGGAGTTGTCTCCGCGAATGGCGAAGTCGCTTCCAATCTTTGCGGCGATGATGCCCGTTCCGCTGCCGTGGAGAGTGCCGACTGTCTCCAGTTCCATGCCGGGGACTTTCGGCTTGATGTCGTTGATGATGTAATCGTATACCGAGAAGTGGTTCACGGGGGTGAACTTCTCGCCAATCCCAGCCGACGGGATTATCGCATTGTTGTCGGAGCGGACGAGGTGGTAGTGACCCGGAATCCTACGTCCCATTTCGTCGAACGACGGCTTCTTGACAATCTCGAAGTCGAGCGCCGAGCGAACCTCCACTGGGTCGAGATAGTCCCTCTGAACCCCATCCGTATTGAACACGCCTGCCAGACCACCCTTAATGGTGGAGTAGCATTTGTCTGTTGCTTGCATTGCTATCATTGTTTCTGACCTTTCTTTTGTTTGTTGTTTTGTTTGATTTGCCCTTCGTGGGCTTGACGGCGGATATTATAACATACTTCTTCGCCACAAGTCAAGGGGGCTATACCCAGTCGGAAAGGTCGTCTCTCACCTCTATCTCCACTTCCCCTTCTTCCCAATCGGACGGCAACTCTACAACTTCTTCCTTCACCGCAGGTTTTGGCGGCTCATCCTTCTTCTGCTGTTGCTGCTTTGAAATCGTCTTGCCCTTGCTCTCCTCTACAGCCTTGACCTCTTCTTCTGTCGCCGAATTCTTCTCTTCTTCTACTACGATTACCTTCCCCGAATCCTCCACTGACTCCTGCCGTGTAATCCTAAACCGCAGTTCATCGAAGAAGTTGTCCATGCTCTGCAGCCTCTTGCCGTGATCTTCCAGAAAATACCTCATCGCCGGCTTCGTCCATCCCTTGTGATAATCAATCCTTCTGACCCTCGCATTCTCGCAGGCGAAGTCTATCATCACATACTTCTTGTGAAGTAGTTCCCTATACACGACGATGGCTTTGTTCTCTGCACACCTCTGAATCTTGTTTCCCCTTAAATCTATGTATCCGTCGTTCTCCGCAATGGAATTCGTCTCCTGGATAAGTTCTATCTTCCTTTCGCTTCCGCCGTACCCCACTATGAAGTCGGGTCTTGCTCCTACATTGTTCCCGGTCTCTATCTTTCTATCTTTGTCGACTCCGTTGCATTTCACGGTGAAGCCGTTCTTCGTGAGGTACATCGCAAATAGATTCTCTCCAATCCACCCACAGATTATTGTCTTTATGTACTCCGTCCAAGTCCTGTCTCCCCTTCTCTTCTTGCTCAAGGGGTCGTTCTCCAGCGCCATTATAAGGGGCTTGTACTTCCGAGCATTCGCCTTGCAGGCCGCTATATCGCTCTCATCGACCTTTATGAAGTCTATGTACTCCTGCTTGAATCCGAGTGCTTCGCACACCTCGGCAAGCGTCTTTCCATAGTCCCTCACAAGTACATCGTTGAATCTATCGTAAGCCCTCTCTCTGGTTTGCTTTGCTGTGGTTTCCATTTTTGTCTCTCTCTTGGTTTGAAGCAAAGTATAGCATTTTCCTTCTGCGAAAGTCAAGATGAGGGCATTTCTCTCTTGGCAATTAGTGGAGGATTTTCCGCTATGCAGACTAACGTCAAAGAAGAACTTAACAAGTGGCTCGAGGACGAACCCTACACTCTTGAACTTGCCGATGAAGACTACTCTGCCGTGAACTCCGCCCTTCCCGTCGGCATCAGCAACGTTGCCGTCACCCCGGAACTATTCAAGTCCAAGGTAGATCAGGCCTTTAGAAAGAGAATGCAGAAAATCCTCTCCCCAAAAACAATAGAGGAATGCATCGCAAGCCCCGTCTATGCACGATGCGTCTTCAACAAGTTCAAGGAAATCCAGAAAGACAATAACAACTCTATGCTTTCGCAGGAGAAAGTCCTTAGAGGTCATATTGCCTCCTTGATGCACTGCCTCTTCCTTGTGTTTAGTTAAGGTCTTCCAGACCCCTCCTAAAAAAAATTTCAAAAAAATCGTCTACCCCCCTTTACAAGCCCCCGTAAATTATGGTATAATACCCGCCGTTGACCGCAAGAAGGGGTTTGCGAGTGCATCCCAATTGACCGGTTGGCATAACATAGAAAGAAACCTAACGATGTTCGCTCTAAAGCAAAACAAGTTGATGAAACTGTCAGACAAGCGCTGGCAGCACTCCTCGTTTTGCCTTAATAGCATCGAGTGCCTCCAGTCCTATCGCGAAGATAGTGCTTGTGCGGGACCGCGAACATTCTAAAGGTGACTGAATCCCATTAGGTGTAGCAAGAAGCGAAGAGCGGCCCCGCGAAAGAAAAAAGCGAGACCGCTCAAATTGTTTTTGTGGAGTACAATTAAAAGATAACCACAGTTGCTCTTTGACAATTGGAAGAAGATTTAACGGAAGCAAAGCCAATGCTTCCGATGTAGGGTTGAGTCCACCCGAATTTACGCACGGGGACAGGGCAACGGCGGGGCTGAAATCCGCAAGGATTGAAGTAGTCGTTCTGGTTGAACCGTGAAAACAAGGTACTCGTGTCTTAACGGATATGGGATACAGGACTATGCGGAGATGTGGGGTCAAGACCCACACGGGGTTCTCGTTGCATCGTCCCCGTTCGTTCAATAGGTTGCGTAGGATACCGCAGATGTTTTCTTGATGTTTTTCTCGTGCGTACCCGAGTTGGTAGCAGGGAGCAGACTGTTAATCTGCCGTCGAAAGACCGTCGCTGGTTCGAGTCCAGCCGCACGAGAAAAGCACCAAGGATTTTTAATCGTCAGGTGCCGCTGAGCAGCGAAGGCAGCAGACTGTAAATCTGCCACATTAGAAACACCGTAGGTGCGAGTCCTACCCTGACGACCATCTTACAACGGCCCATTAGATTAGAAGTTAGATCGCTGCCCTTTCAAGGCGGAGAGCACGGAGCGTTACCGTGATGGGCTGCCAAATGTCTCCATCGTATAGTGGTCTAGTACATATGGTTCTCAGCCATATAACTTGGGTTCGAATCCCAATGGAGATGCCAATCAAGTCAATAATCGAGACAAAGCACATGTCTAGATGTCTAGAATAGACTTAAGCAGCGAAAAACACTTGCTATTCTAGACACAAGTTGATTTCAAAACCATCGGTGGCGGAAATGGCAATACGCAGCAGTTTGAGGGACTGCCGCCCTAGAGGATTGCGAGTTCGACTCTCGCCCGATGGACCAATTTCAATGGAGAGTTGGGTGAGTTGGCCTAAACCAGTTCCTTGCTAAGGAATCGGGGTTTTTACGAGCTCCCGTCCGTCCGAATCGGACACTCTCCGCCATTTCATAGGTTGGTTGTCAGAGTCTGGTTTATTGTGCAGACCTCGAAAGTCTGTGGGGTGTAAAAGCCTCCGCTGGTCCGAATCCAGCACCAACCGCCATCTTGTTAGGTTGGGTGTCAGAGCCTGATTGATTGTGTCGGTCTTGAAAACCGATGGGGGTTAATAGCCTCCCGTGGGTTTGAATCCCACCCCAACCGCCATTTGGAGTGATGCCAGAGTAGTTATTGGAATCGGTTGGAAGCCGATGACGAGCAATCGTCCAGTGGTGCAATTCCACTTCACTCCGCCAATTTTGTAGGTCTGCTTGGTTCGAATCCAAGTGTCGTGGTGACTGTTCGCAAGAACAGAGTAATCGTATGCTATTGGTGTGTCCATTATGCCGAGACAACCACGAGGGTAATCCGTAACACACTACGGAAATGCACCTAATGGCAAGGACCTACTTTGGGGCATTCGTATAACGGTTAGTACGGGAGATTGTCGATCTCCTTGCAGCGGTTCAACTCCGCTATGCCCCGCCATCTTGCAAGACTGTCATGGCAGAGCAGTGATGAGTTCTGGAGCCTGGAGGCTAGTTCTCGTTAAGGTCGAGAAGAGGTTCGATTCCCCCGCCAGAACTCATTGAATTCCGCCTCCCTTTTAAGCCGATGTGATTGGAACTTGGTATACAGCGGGGACTTAAAATCTTACGGCTCTGAAAAAGAGATTAGGGGTTCGAATCCCTTCATCGGCACCAATAAAGGCTTTTCGCTAGTTGCAACGGACAAGGCTTGGGCGATGAAACGGCAACGGAGTAGTTGGTGGGTAGCGAGTGGTAAGCAACTAGCTTTATGGCGGAGTGGGCAAACTGGCAAAGTCGGCTTCCTCAAAAGAAGTGTCATTCTGCGGGTTCAAGTCCCGCCTCCGCTACCATCTTAAAGGGCGATTGATGCAATTGGCAGTCATACTGCGATCAGACCGCAGGTCTCTACAAGTTCGAGTCTTGTATCGCCCACCATCTTTGCTGGTGTGTCGCAACTGGCAGTCGAGGTGCCCTTAGATGGCATTTGTTGGGGGTTCGAATCCCTCCACCAGCACCAAGTAAGCACATGGTATAGTGGTTGTGCCACGGTCTCCAAAACCGTAGAGAGTAGTTCGATTCTACTTGTGCTTGCCAAAGACGATTTTCATTGGGGAATAGTACAAAGGCTAGTACGTTCGGCTCTGACCCGAAACATGTGTGTTCGATTCACACTTCCCCAGCCATCTTAATGCCTTGATACGGAGGTAACTGGTCCTCACCCGGAGTTGTAGCCCGGTAGCCATTTGAGATGCCCGATTACAAGGGATTCACACCTCATAGGAGACAGCGGAGTAGATACCCGCAACACAGGCACCAATTTTCAATGGGCGAGTTCTCGATACTGGAACTGGGTGCAGTCTGCAAAACTGTAATAATGCGGGTTCGATTCCCGCCTCGCCCTCCATAGGAAGGTAGCTCAACTGGTTAGAGCCTTCGGCTGATACCCGAAAGGTTGACGGTTCAAGTCCGTCCCTTCCTACCAACTTTCATTGGCTGGTTAGCTCAGCGAGTAGAGCAGCAGACTGAAAATCTGCGTGTCCTCCGTGCGACTCGGAGACCAGCCACCAATGGCGGAGTAGCACAGCGGTTAGTGCAGCGTCTTCATAAGGCGTTGGTCGGTGGTCCGAATCCACCCTCCGCCACCAATACAACCTCTAGTTATTGATTTCGCTCAATACAATAACCATAGGTTATAAGACGATTTCAAATGGCGGCACTGGTGTAACGGCAACGCGACGGGTTGTGACCTCGTAGTTCTGGGTTCAACTCCCAGGTGTCTCCCCAATGGGTCTATACCTCAACTGGATAGAGGGCTTGGCTACGAACCAAGATGCTGGGAGTTCGAGTCTCTCTAGACCCACCATTTTTTATGGGCCGATAGTTCAATGGTAGAATCGTGGACTCTTAATCCTCATATCTGGGTTCGATTCCCAGTCGGCCTACCACCTTTATGGGCATATCGTATAATGGTTGATTATGGCGGATTCTTAATCCGTAAGATAGTGGTTCGAATCCACTTATGCCCACCAATCCCCTTGTAGTATAACGGTATTATCGCAGACTTTTAATCTGACAGATGGCAGTCCGAATCTGCCCAAGGGGACCATATATTGCATAACTGTCATATTGACATCAGCACCTAACTTATGATATACTCCTCCATAAAAGGAGGATTAGAGTTATGGGAAATTCTAACAAATGTCCAGCAAAAGAAGAACTAGAACAATTATTATCTACCTGTTATATGGAGCAGATTGCGAGAAAGTTGGGCGTTTCTTCAAATGCAATTAGAAAGTGGATATGCAAGTATGGCATAACTATCAAAGCACAGAAACACAAGGGTTTCAAGCGCACCAATGAAGCAATAGAAAAAGGGAGAGTTTCATTAAAAGAGTTCTATAAGAATCACAAAAGTCCTTTAGGAAAAACCATCGTGCAAATAGCACCAACAGGAGATATCATAAAATTCTTTAATAGTATAGCTGAAGTGGCAACACATGGATTCAATCGTAAAATGGTTGCAAAGGCGATTCAAGGAAAGTTGAAAACTTACCTCGGCTTTGTTTGGAAAGAGTGTGTGATAGTCAAAGAATGGCAACGAGGAAGAGATAAACAGCATTTACCAAAAGATGCTATTAAACTTTTTAGATGTGAAGTTTGTGGAAAAGTTTTCAAAAGTCTACGTGTTATGCAAAGACATAGAAAAGAACAAGAACATTACATACTTTGTCGGCATGATTGGTGTTGCCCTTTCTGCGGTGATATGCTTGCTTCTAGGCGAAAATTATATAAGCATATGCATGAAATGCATATGGAAAAGAGAATATACAAATGCAAGTTCTGTGGTGCGGTATTCACAAATCATTATAAGTTAGGAGCACATTCACTTCATTGTAAAGAAAATCCCAAGTTTGAAACTAATCTTCAAATAATAAAAAAAACAGCGGGTAAAAACCATCCTAAACATCTTTCTAAAACCACACGAACAAAAATCTCAAATTCGATGAAGAGATTTTTAACTAATCATCCTGAATCAGCATCGTATAAGCGATACCATTATTCTAAAGGTTCTTGGGCAGAACTTTACTTTATTAAACTGTTTACTTTAGAAGGCATTGAGGGGTATGTTACACAGTATCATATTGGTCGGTATCGACTAGACTTTGCTTTTCCATCTACAAAAGTAGATTTTGAGGTTGATGGGCATCAGCATTATGTTGACAAGAGAATAATTAGTCATGACAAAGAAAGAACAAAAAATCTTACAGCATTAGGTTGGAAGACAATCCGATTAGACTGGCGATATTTCAGTAAACTCACATATCAAGAGAGAAAAGAATGGCTCCAAAAAAATCTATATCCTTTCATTCCGATGCCGAGTAGCGCAATGTAGAGCAGCGTCCCTTGAAGTCGTTGGTTGGGGGTTCGAGTCCCTCCTCGGCAACCACTAAAATCTTCTTCCACTCCAACAAGAAAGGCAGGAGCATTTCGCCCCTGCCTTTTTCTGTTCCTACGATAGGATTAGACTTACTTCTTGAGGTTCTTCTTGAACCACTCAAAGGCTTCCTTGTCATAGTCCTTCCTCGCCTTGGAGCGAAGAGTGCAGTCCTCGCAGTCATCCTCCTCGTGGGCGGCATTGACTGGCTTGAACACGGCGAGGAATCCGTCAAGTGCGCCAGATACACCAGCGCGGACAAGTTCCTCGTACTTCTTGGCTTCCGGGAAGCGGACATCGAAGAGATAGTCCACCGCCTGTGCAGCCATGATAGCAACCGAGGTGACGATTGCGCCAGTGGCCTCGTTAATCTTGCCGGCCGCAACGAGTTCGGCTACCTTCGCCTTGATGACCGGAGTCCATGCATCCGTGAAGGTCTGACCTTCTGCCGGAATGCAGCCGCGCACATCGTTGAGTACGGAGACGATGGCATTGCGGGCATCGTCCTTGATATTCGTCGTGTTGGCGACGAGACCTGCCGCATAGCCAATGGCCGTGGCGGTTGCATTTATCTGCTCTGCGGTGGGGGTGCAGCCCGCCATCATTACAAGAGCAGCCATTCCAATGATTGCTTTCTTCATTGTTTTTTTTTCCTTTTTGTTTTGTGGGTTGAAATTACTTTTTCTGTTTCACATAGAGATTGCAGATGCACGGCTCCCCTATCTTCTTCTTCGTCCGAAAGTCCTTGCACTGGCACTTCGTGGCGGAAGTCTTGCCCTCCTGACAAGGACAGTACCCTCCGTTCTTGTCTATCGCATCGAGAATGGCATTAACCTTCTTGACCGTCAAGGACTCATTGAACCGAACCTTGTACTCCGTAGTGTCCTCCGCCGGTGCATCGTCATCGCACCCCGGACATGAACTAGGGTCGTATTTCTTCAAGTAGGTCTTGAGGTTCTTAACCAGAGTTGCCGCTCCGCTAGCACTGGCTCCGTCCCACTCGTCCCCGCTCTTTGCCACGTCCACCTTCCCCGCCTTCCAGTACAGCCTCACAAAAGGATAGTTTGTCAAATTGCCGTTCTTTGCAAACTTATACCCCTCTCCCCCATGACGATTGGGCGCATATGTGTCTGACCCATACCCTATCCAGAACACAACCCCGCTGTCCTTCTGCCACTTCGTGAAGGTCTTGTCCAGTATGCACTTGTTAAAGTTTATGCAATGCCCGCAGAGGTCGCCATTAGACCATACCGCAAGAATCGGTATCTTGTACTTATCCGCATACTTCTTTGCCTTCTCAAAGTCCTCGCACCACTTGCCAACCTTTACTGCGGCAGTGCTCTTAATGCGGGACTTCATTACCTCTTCTGTTGTGCTTGCCATTTTTGTCCTTTCTCCCTCAGTTGCTTTTTGGAAGGATTCTTGTTGTTCAATTAATGCCTTAAAGTTAATGTTCTATCGTCCTAGCCATCTGTCGTGTTCCTTGTGCGAGTACCTGTTATCCTCCGTCTTCGGAAGCCATAGCCACTCATCCCACGACACCACCTCTGCACAAGGCACTCCATCGTCTGGAACCCATATCGGAAATGGGTGTAGTTCCCTGTATGCCAGCAATGCCTCTCGCCTCGTCTTGAACATCTCGAAGTTCCTTATAGTAGTTTCTTTTCGCTTGGCGGCACTTGTCTTGGTAAATGCCTCTACAAATTTTGGATCGAATTTTAAGTCGGTTCCCATAAGGGCATAGAGTGTTGCATCCACGGAATCCCGTGCGCCTTGCAGCCTCTCGCACTTGTCTCTCACCGCTTCCTTAATCTTCCGAGCAAGTGTAGACTGTCCCAGATTCTCCACTTCCTTAACGAGTTCATCTAAAGATTCCATAGTTCCCCCTGCACTGGACGTCTGTGTATTCTATCTATTCTCTCTCTTGCTACTCCAAACCAATACTCGTCCTTCTCTATCCCAACGAATCCCCTTCCTTCCAAAACCGCAGCAACCCCAGTTGTGCCACTTCCCATAGTTGCATCTAGAACCAATTCCCCTTCATTGGTGTAAGACCTAATCAGCCACCTCATAAGGTCTACGGGCTTCTCCGTAGGGTGCTGCCCTTTGTAGTGTGGTTTTGGAAAGTGAAGAATAGATGTCGGGCATTTCTCGCACCTCACCTTGCTCTTCATCTCTATCCGCTTGCCGTAGCAGTTGTTGGTTATGGGTCTTCCAAGCCTTCCCCTACTATGGACCACTTCGTTTTTGGAGCACGGCTTCATCTGCGGGTGGAACACCGGAGGCTTGCGGTAGAACACAAGTATGTCCTCGTGCTCCCGCATTGGCATCCTGTTGGCATTGAGGAAACCAGAAGGATTCTTCTTGTCCCATATTAGGTTGTAGCGCCATAACCTTGGCTGCGACATCATCAACATTGCCGAAAACATACCCTGCCCAAAGAGAATGATGGCGGCATCTTCCTTGGATACTCTAAGGAACTGCTCCCACATCGGCTCGAATGGTATGACATTATCCCACTTCCCAGCCCTACTCCCTCTATTCGTCACCCCGTATGGAAGATCGGAGATAATGCAGTCTACCGAAGCATCTTCCATTTGCCTCATCGCTTCAAGACAGTTTCCCTCACATAAGTCAACCATGCTCGTTATATCCCCGCTAAAAGTGGATTGGTGTTCATAATGCGGTTTTTTGCATAAGCAAAATATCTCTCGTCCTGCTCTATTCCTATAAAACCCCTACCACAATTAGAGCAAGCCACTCCCGTCGTCCCGCTCCCCATAAAGGGATCCATCACTATGTCGTCCTTGTTGGTGGCTATCTCTATGAAAAATCTACATAGGGGTTCACTCTTTGCATTCGGGTGGACAATTTGTTTCTTGTTGCTTCCAAATGTCTCGGTTCCAAATGCAATGTCGGGCATTATGAAATTCGGATACTGATATGTAAATGGAGTCTTCTTCTTATTCCTTTTGTCATTCTTCCACTCGTTAGAGGTCGGGAAAAAGTCAATGTTGTTAAAAGCCCTGCCCTTTGATTTCGAGAATAATAGGATTGGCTGCAAGACAAATGCAAAGTTGTTTTTTAGTTTCCTTCCATTGTTGAATGCCCTGGTAGCGATGATGTTTTTGAATTCAAAACCTGCTCTTCTCCCCTCGGCTACCCACTTGTCTATAGTCTTAATCCCCACAAAAAGAAAAAGATAAGAATCCTCCTTCAACAATCGAAACCATTCTTTATACAGTATATCAATGTCCTTGAACACTACTTCTGCGCTATCGTCATAGAAGTCCTGCTTGAAGCCAACCCCAAACGGAGGATCTGTCACTATGCAGTCTATGGAAGCCTCGCTCATTGTGCGAAACCTCTCCATGCAGTCGCCGCAGTAAAGTGTAATCCTACTCATGTCTTGTTGCGGTATGTAATGCGCCCCTTCGTGAGGTCGTAAGGCGACATCTCCATCGTCACCGTGTCCCCCAATGCTATGCGTATGTTGAACTGACGCATCTTTCCGGACATATGGGCCAGTACCTCTATCCCATTGTCTGTCTCCACCTTGTACATAGAAGCGGGAAGTATCTTCTTGACCTTGCCCTGCACCACTATCGCGCTGTCTTTCTCTTTCATTGCCCCCCTTTGTTGGCGGTGTTTTTCTTCCAGTCGATTTCCATAGACTTGACGAGGGAGAAGTTCTCCAGAAAACTGTCGGCGCAGTAGACTGCCTTTTTTATCAAGCCGAAGAGAGTGGAAGCGAACTTCTTCTCTATTCCGAAGCCGCATTTGTTAAGGACGGCTGCGACGAACTCGTGGCAGTAGTATTCGTCATCGGCATCCTCGAGTTCGTTGTCGTAGTTCTTGCCAATGTACTTGTAGGCTGCGGTTCTTATGTCTGTCCGCCCAAAGTTGGGGCGAAGAGCGATGAACCTGTCGCACCGCATGAAATCCACAAGTGTGGCTTTGTGAACTCCCTTTTCCACTGTGGAATGAATGACCCACTCTCCACCGATGTATATGCCACTATGGCTGTATTCGCCCGGAATGATGAACCTGCTCAAGTAGTTGTCGTGACCCCGGAGAAGAATGTCGCCCTCTTCCAGAATCCTCTTAGCTTCAAGATAGTCGTTGCCGTCTACCCTATGTGTGTAGTCCACATACTGTAGGAACATCGGGTACTTGCTATACTTTGTGTTAAAGATGAAAGAAAGCATGCTCATACTTTGAACCCTCTTGGCATTAGTCCGAAGTGCAGCCCCTTTGCTCTATAGATATGCTTCAATTCCCTCTCAGACACGAAACAGTCCCGCATTGCCTTTAGATGCTCTTTGGGGACTTCGTGAATGTTGCCGTAGTTCTTCGTTAGGGTCTTGATATACACGTCATAGCCGTAGTCCACTCCAGCGCTTATGGTGTTGGCAAGTCTCTCGGTATGGGCGGCGAATACTCCCGTCACCACGAAATCCATTCCGGTCTTGCAGAGGTCTCTTACAGTCTTATTGAACCACTTGACGGCTTTCTTGTTAAGGTCAAGAGTGAATGTGTACTTCCCTCCCCTCATGAAGAACATATCTGTCTCTACCCGCATCAGATGCGGAAAGTGCTCTAATGCAAGCGTTGTCTTCCCGCTGCCGGGAAGGCCTCTTATGATTTGTAGTCTCGGTCTATCGCTCATTTTTTCTTTCTCCCGTCATTATGTAGTCTACAATCTCCGTGTCGCGCCTGTGCGGTATCATGTGGCTTCTGCACTCGATAAGACGCTCCATTATCGCCGCATAGTCATATAATGCCTTGGATATGTCCTCATGCTCACTCATAACTGTCTTTAAGAGTTTGATTTCATCGTTGATTCTGCCTATTGCAAACGAAAGACTCTTCCGCTCTTCCGATTTCTTCTCTCTTTCGAGTTTCCTCATGTTTGCTTCGTCGTTGTACCCGCGCCAGCACTTGTATCTATGCGCCAGGTCTTGAACTCGTTCAATCCACTCCCTTGTTATCATCTTCCTACTCCTTTGTTCTGGCTGTCTCATCTATCCACCGAAACACACATTTCCCAGTTCCCTCTCGGAAACTACCTCTTATCTCTATGTGTCCTACCAGCGTCGCCTCTTCAAAAGACAACTCCCTGCCAAGTTCCTCGTGGGGAAACCACACTTCTAGCCTTTTACCCTTCTCCCCTCCGCTGTTATGCCGAATCCTTATCCTACACCTAATCCCCCCTATCTCGCAAGTGCCTCCCCACACGGCATCCTTCTTGAATATTGCAAACGGCATGCTTTTCTGCGGAAAAACTATGGTCTGCCCATCCTTGTTGTGGAAAAGCCATCTATGAAGTTCATGCCCTTTGAGCGATTCCATTCGCTATGCCACCTTCTTTATGTCGATTACAATCCCTTTCCGTGCGAGATTCGCCTTGCACTCGCACAGATATGCATCATTATGCTCCGGGTATATGGAATCCAGCAAAATGTTCCTTATTGGCTCGGTTCTAAGTGTCTCGTCAATCCCCAGGGTTTTCCCTCGGTATAACGCATTAAACCATTCTGCTTCCACAGAGTAGCCCCGCTGAATCATCTCTCGCATAACTTCGTAGTGGTACACATAGAGCCACCAATGGGGGTATTCAAACACATAGTCCACCGTACTATGCTTCCTTCCCCATCCCTTCCCCCTCAATGCACAGCACTCCCTATGCTGCCCAAGCAACTGCTGCCTTGGCAACTGGTCTAGTATCGCTAATGGCCATAGCCTCATAAGAAAAATTCCCTCACCTTGTCTACATAACCCTCTGTAAGTTCAATGAAATTCACGTCCCCCCTCTTCGCCAGCTTGCTTATCATCCCTATGTTGTGGAGGGCCACGATGGTCTGGAATCCCTTGGGCATCGAGGTGATGAACTTGTATACCTCCCCAATATTGTCAATGTCCATCCCCGCATCTGGCTCGTCCAACAGGAATGTCACTCCGCGGAACTTCTTATTTTCCTCCGTTGCCTCAAGAGCATTGTCCTTGTAGTATTGAAGCATCCTCGTCCACATCCGGCCATAGTAGTCGTTGTCGCTTTTCTCCGCCGCCTCTATATGTTCGAGTGCCATCTTGCGGAATTTTAGATGATTAAATTCGCGGTCTACCTTATCGTGCCGCAGACCTCCCTTGCTAAATCCCTCTTCTCCGTCGTAAAGATAAGCCATCATCATTCCAAGAGCCGACTTCACGAGCTCACCCTTGGACTTGGAGGAACTATTCATCGACTGAATGAACGACGACACCCCCGAATCCCATTGTCCTGCACCAATGTCGTCGTGCTTGCGAAGACTAATCACAGACCGACTGTAGTCTGCGAACATATTGGAGAGATGCCAGTGTCCTTCTGCAAAGATCTGGCTATAGTGGAGCTTCCAGTAGGACTTTCCAGTAATCCTTGTCCCAAACTCACCATCGCAGAAGGTGAGATACCTCATTACATTGAGAAGCGAGGTCTTGCCGCAGCCGTTCTTCCCTACAACGATGTTTATGCCGGGTGTGAAGCGGAATATCTTTCCTTTAAGTGAGGGTAGTAGATACATATACCCCACTCTTACTTCCTTGGGAAGTTCCACTTTTTCTGGGTCTCTGAATGCAATGCTCTCTATCATTTTCCCTGACTTCCCTTCTGTCCCATCCCTATGGTCTTCTTTGGACGTCCGCCCCTGCTCTTGCCCTTTCTCCCGCCAGCCGCCTTTGTCTCCATTGCACTGACTTCCGAGCAGAGCTTCCGCATCTCCGCCATATCCACTATTGCATCGCGGGGTTTTCCGCGATACACCTTCCGAACGATGTACTTGAGTTCCTCAAGCCTAAACAGCAGCGGACTTGCTTCTTCCATCGTTCTTGCTCCTTGAAAAAGACTGCCCCTTCCTCACTCCCGTTAACCCACTCCAAACAACCCAACGCGGATTGTTAGGCGAAAATAAGGAAGGGGCGGGCATCAGGTCGCCCCCGTTCTGGCGAAGAAATCCGCCTTTCCGTCTGCGACCTGCCGCCCTTCACCCACACCCGTGGGCAAATCCACTATTGAATCCCTTTTGCCGAGCAGTATTTCCTTCTCATTGTCGGAATACTCCTCGTCTCCGATGCAGTCGATGATTTTCTGTATCATCGTCTTTATGTCGTAGGGCTCCACTATCTTCGGATCGCTTGCTTTCCGCGGCACGACTTCATAGCCGCGAAACACGAGCCTTCCGTTGTCAAAGCAGTTTATCGTTATGACGTGCGGAGCGGTGCCGCCCTTGGAGCCGTCGGACTTCAACTGCTCCATCACCTCTTCTGCAAAGGCGACTTCCTCATCCACTCTCTCTCCGAACCTAGGCATTAGCCGCTCCTTCGGGTGGATTTTTGACCTTGGGTATCTCGTCGCATGTCGGTGCCACTAGCCTCTTGCGGCGCAGGTATTCCGCCTTGGTCTCCTTCTTCGGCTCCTTAATCTTCACGACCGAAAAGGCATCCGCAATCTTTGCCTCAATGTCTTCAATCCGATCGACAACATCGTACCAGAAGCCGTCCATAGTCTTGATACTAACATTGCGGTTCTCCTGCTGCTCCTCAACGGCGCATATCGCATCCACCGCAATAAGCATCCTGTCGCCCTTTCGGTTGTCTTTCGTAAGATGTATGAATCCGTTCACGACATAATCCTCATAAAGGCAAAAAAGGCAAAGCATACGATTGCACCGAGTATGAACGAAAGTATTACCTTGCCCATCCACATCGCTGCGGCATCCCTCTTGTCCCAGTCGGTAGTTGCGGCGCATATCGCCGCTATGATTCCGAGCCCTACCAGAAATGGCATTTCCCTTACCTTTCGTTTGATAGATTGCTTGTCTTGTTTTTCGGTTGGTATTATACCACACCCAATCCGCGCAAGTCAATGCCCTATGCTGCCTTCGACACCTTTTCCTCGGTTATGGTGACTATCTTGCCAATCGTAGAGTTCTCCGGGGCTTCAAACATCACCTCCTGCATGACGGCCTCCATCTCGGCCCTCAATCCCCTTGCTCCCGTCTTCCGCTCTATGGCGAGCTTAGCCATCTTCCGCAATGCCTCCTCGGTGAATTTGAGGTTTATGCCGTTGTGCACCAGCATCTTCCTGAACTGCTTCGTAAGGCAGTTCCGAGGCTCCGTCAGCACCCTCACGAGTTCATCCTCCGTAAGTTCCTTCATCTCTGCGATGATGGGTAGGCGTCCCACAAACTCCGGAATGAGTCCAAAGGCAACCAAATCCTCGGGCTGGACTCTTGTGGTGGACTTCCTCTTGTTGTCCGCCTCCGCATCATCCAGACCACGAAAGCCAATGCAGCTCTGTCCATTGCTTTCCTTCACTCGCCTCTCCACAATCTTGTTGAGTCCGACGAATGCCCCTCCGCAGATGAAGAGAATGTTGGAGGTGTCAATCTCCACATACTCCTGATCCGGGTGCTTGCGTCCTCCCTTCGGAGGGAATCGGCATGTCGTACCCTCAACAATCTTCAAGAGAGCCTGCTGCACTCCTTCTCCGCTAACGTCGCGGGTTATGGAGACATTCTGGGTCTTGCTGGCTATCTTGTCGCACTCATCCACCCAGATTATGCCCTTTTCGGTCTTTGCCTTGTCGCATTCCGCATTGTTATAGAGATACCGAACAATGTTCTCCACGTCCTCCCCCACATACCCAGCCTCCGTAAGGGTGGTCGCATCTGCTATTGCAAACGGCACATCGAGAATCTTCGCTATCGTCTTGGCTAGTAGCGTTTTGCCGCATCCAGTCGGGCCGAGCATCAGTATATTGGACTTCTCCACCTTGACATCCTTGAGGTCTTCCTCCGAAATGCAAAGCCTAGCCGAATCCTTCGCATTGTCCTCGATGCGGCTATAGTGGTTGTACACCGCCACTGCCAGAAGCCTCTTCACCTCGTCCTGCCCGATAACATACTTGTCGAGTTCCGCCACAATCTCCCTCGGCGTCGGAAGCCGCTTCCCGTCCTTCTTAGTAGTGACCTTGCCTGAAGACGGCTTAGTCTTTTCATCAAGGGCATCCTGTGCTTCCCCAGCAACCCTTATGACGGCGCTAGCACAGTCGGTGCAGATTGCAAGTCCGCTCTTGCCGAGTACAACATTCGCACCATCAGCCACGGAGCGATGGCAGAATCCGCAAGTGGGGATTTCGTCCTTGATTATGCTTTTTTCGTCTCGCATGCCAGAAGCCTCTTTACTACTTCGCAAACCATCATCCTGAAAGTGGTGGGAGCATATGGCATCGGAAGATGCTTCTTCGGATCGTCGCCGCAGTCGCCGTACTTCCCCTTGCTCTGACTCCAATTGTGCTGCTCGTTTATTCGCCTTGCAAGGGCGGCCGAAGACATGCCCTTAATCTTCTCCTCGTCATAAACTACCGAACCCCAATAGTCTCTTTTCTGCTTGTTACTCATTCGTCGTTTCCTTTTGATGCCCTGAACACCTCAATTACATACCCGCCTCCGAAATCCATCTGGGCCTGTATGCCCTTCGCCTGGGTCGCGGTTATGGTCGGCATTACTTCCTCCCCCTTGGAGTTCATCCTCCGCAGGTATGTTCTCTTTGGCTTTGAGCATCCTTTCTCTTGATCGATTGCCGTTGATTTCACGATGGATATTATACCATCCGCACATGGCAAAAGTCAAGGGGGAGACGAATGGGAATGCCCCTTTTCCGTCTCCCCCATAGCCGCCGTTCAGACTTCATCCGTTAGAAGCAGGATTTGCAGCGCACCCTCGTCTTCCAAGTGGCTTTCCAGGTGCCGTAGGTAGCCACCACGTCGTCAACCTCGTCTCCCGGACCATTCTTCTCCGCCGTTCTCGTGGGGGACTTGTGGGAGTAGGCATAGCATCCGCATCCCTGCGTCCCGGCAGCCCGTCCGCTGAACGACGTTGCTATGCGGCAGCACTTGTTCATCTTCAATTCCGAACTCCCCTTGCCCGCAAGGAGCACATAGAAGCCGTTGTCCTCCGTGTTTCCGCCTATCGCATACGACGGCTCGAGTTCCAGATAGAAGCACAGGCACGGAGTCGTGAACCTGTTTTTCTTGTTGCTCCCTATGTAGTTGAACCTCGTGCTGACTACGGTCGCATCCTCCAGACCTTCATAGGTGACTTTTTTGCCGCGGACCTTGAGGTTGCTGTTCTTGAGGTTGTCGAATGCAATCCTGATGCCACCTCCCACAAGCCAGCAGATATACATCTTGCCCTTTATCGTCTGCTTCTTGTACTTGCGGTAGCCCAGGCTCTGGGTATTGTTCAAGACCTGCGGCACGTTCAGGGTGAGCTTGAAGTCATATTCGTCGTAGCACTCAAGGGAGACCTTTTCCCCGAAACTACTATTTGCCGCAGCCTTTTCGCATACCGACGAGCCGAAAGCCGTTCCGCACAGAAGGGCCGCAGCCACTATCATGCACCGTCCAACATACACACCAATCCGTCCCATAGTACGCCTCCTTTCGCATAGTGGAGAGCCGAAACCCTCCGTAAAATGCCAAAGAGGCTAATCCTCCAGAAACGACCCTACCACCAGTCTCCGTCGTCCCTCTGCCTTACTCCGCCCATCGTCACGAATCCACGGCTCATTAGGCGGCCATTGGTAGGTATCTCTACTTTTGACCTTTTTTCCCTATCCCAGCCCATAGTGGAATATCGCCGCACTTCCGAAACCCCTTTGTTGCGGAAGTACCTGCCCCTCAATGCTATCATCTTGTCAACGACCGCATCCATCGTGGTCTCGCACCCTCTGTCGGGGTCTACCCAATGCGTGTACATACAGCAGAAGATGTAGAAGAGTTCTTCCAACGTCCGCATATTGGTCCGCCGTTCAAATTTCCGTTCGTCCATCGTAAGCCCCCACCCCGCATAGAAAGGCATCCCAAACACATGCACTTCCTTCCCCGCCATAAGAGCCTCTAATCCTATCTGCGCCGACACAACATACACCTTGTCGCATCTTTCCAGCAGCGAATACGGATTTATCGGAAATGTCACCTTGTATATGCCGTCTCGCTCCTCAATGCCCTCGTAATGCCCTTTAATCCGAACCCCATCGTCCGATGTAACCTTGATGATGATGTCGGCATCCTCGTTTTCCTCCATCGCCCTCTTCAACATCTTGCTAAAAGCCCCCTCATCGGCAAGAGCTTGGGTCACTTCATAATCTCCTTCCGCCTGGTCTACTACAAGAACCTTCCGCCGACCTTCCCTGCCTATCTTGGGCATCTCCAACGGCAGCCCATTGAAGTGCGACACCTTGTTCGATACAACCTTCGTTATGAGCCGCCTCGCCTCCGCCCTTTGCTTCGGCATAACCAGCAGATTGAAGTCGTTCAGCATAAGCTCAAGAGAACTTGTCCGCACGGCGTCAAAATAGTATGCCCTTGTATCCATAACTACCGAATGAACCGCCTTGAATGCCGAGGCACAATTATCCCCGCTTCCCGCCACCGAACTAATCAAGCCGTCTTTGCTCAACACTATCTGGCTGCCGTTCAGCATGCTCCGCTGCAGCATCACCTTGTTAGACGGCGTGGGTTCGTCCCCCCACACATACACCCTATCCACACTCCGCGAATTGGCGGTCATCCTATTCCCCTTGCCCACCACCGTATCTATCTGCGGAACTTCTCCGCAGTCGTACACTCCTCCGCGCATCTCCTTGTCCTGCTTCTCCACCTGCTCCCAGAGCAACTTCTCAAAGTTACCATCGGAAACCACGGACATCCCAAGATTGTAGTCTTCCTGCCTTATCCCAGCCGCAAAAAGATGCTTCCAGTAGTCCCCTAAATCCGAAAACGAACCATTCTTCCCAACTATGCTCTGCACCGCCATGTTCGGATAGCAGAAATACCGCCTATAGGTCTTGTCCCAGAATGTCTTTCCGTCCTTCGCATCCCTAAAATAGTAGTCAGGGTTGCGAACCACACCACCTCTCACGTCCGCCTCTATGATTTCAAGATAGCGCCGCATCCCCCTTCTCGACATCGCATAGCACCCAGTGCTTCCCGCCACCGAAAACTCCACCCAACGATTCCTCTTCTGCTCGTCTGTCAAGTCCGCAAACGACGACAGTTCCTCGTCCGTGAGCTTGTTCCTGTCCAGCATCAGATGATCGTACCCAAGTGGAATCGCCCCCAGCATCTCATCTATCAATCCCAAGTCACGGAGAAAACGAACATCATCCTCTAACACCAATACACTGTTGCACCCCAACTCGTATGCCGTCTTTATCACGGTGTAGTGCTGCACCGTCATATGGAAACATCCGCCCTTTGCGCAGAACGGAGACTTCTTAACCGCCGCAAACAACTTGTCGCGGAAGACGGAAGGCACATCCCAGTGGAAATGGGCTTTCTCCTTCAACCCCACCCTCTCCAATTCGGGCATCAGCTCCTTCACCCTATCCTGATACCCAGTATAGCAAACCACTCCTACATAGTCGAAGACATCCCATCTCCCAACCTCGGAATCCTTCTTCGTCCGCTTCGTCACCTTCTTCTGGGGAACTAAACCGCTCTCCTTTGGGTCGTATAGTTTTCCATAGCCATACCCCTCCGGAAGACTATACTTCCCATAGTCGATACCTATGTCCCTATAGATGCAATGACACTCTTCCCCATTGTTGTAGTTGCTGTTCTTAAAGAGTATCTGTATGCATGCATTCTCCCTCGCTATGGCCGTCCTAAATACCCCCTCGTAGTTCAACTGGTCTCCCGCTATCGGCTTGTTGTCCAAAACCCTAATCGCCAAGTCCATCCCAGACGGCATATAGATATTCGCATCAGATAGCCCAAAATGATGCCTCCCAGCATCCACGAAACACTCGTTAATCGTGTCGTTCTTTATGCTCTCCCATTCCGCTACCTTGTCTCGCCCCCAGCACCCCTTGTCCAACTGCACCATATCGTACCCTTCCGGTATGCAAGACAGGATTCTCTCCAGTTCCGACAAGTCTTTCAAAAAGGCAACGTCATCCTCAAGTATGAGTATTCGCTTGTACCCAAGCAACCTGCTCTCCTTCAATATCCGAAGAACCTCTAACGAGGCATTGAGACACCCTATGCTGTTTATCCATTTCTTGTCCTTGTAACTCTTCTGTATGACCGAATCGTATGGACTCGGCGTCGTGAACCGCCATTCAAATATCGGACTCCCCAGAAGACCCACCCTCTCCAGCTCCCCATGCAGGCGCTCCATCCTCTTCTTGTTGGGAAGATAGTAGACACAGAAAACTCTATCCACATACCGTTCCCACTGGATACTCTCCGTTTTCTTCATCGTCCTCTCCTTACCTATAGGGCACGCCCATCCCCATCCATCCCGTCCGAAGACAGTTCCTTATGGCTTTCGGTCTCGTCTTGAACAAGTCGTATTGAACCTGATGGTATATCCTTCCGCACACCTCCGCCCATTCAAGCGGATACCCCCTTCCACCAAACGGTTCCGTTGCTGGACACTTCTGAAGAAGTCCCATCTTCTCGTCCATCTTCTTCATCACCCTCGCATACCATTCCGTCGTGAACCCGGAACGAGCCCTACACACCATCCAGCCACAGGCAGCCAACATCTCCGCATTCTCCAGACTCCGTAAGCCCGGCACGGCTATGCCTCCCCTAGAATCGTGCTGCCCGACGAGCTCTATCTCTTCGTAGCGATTGATGTATTCAAAGCACCTCTTCCAGTTGTTGTTCCGTGTGTATGGCTTGATGTCCGCATACCCTCCGCCAAAGTGATGCATGAAATAACACCGCAGGTAGTCGCTCTTGTGATTGCACGAAAGATACTTGTATCCGGGGTGCAACGGCGCATCCGGCAATATCCTCGCCTCTATACCACCCTTGTCCAAAAACTCTATCGGCACTCCGAGGTTCTTCTCCATCGTCTCCAACCCCTTAAGCCGATTCGGGGTTATTGGATTGTCGCCCGTCCAGAAGCAGTATATTTTTTCGTCTACTTTGACCATCCGCTCTTTTTCTTTGGTTTGCGTGCGAAATCTCCGTGTGCTTGTCTCATCTATCCCTCAATGCCTTGCACCCATCGTCAAGCCTTGAATTTAATCCCTTCTTTCAGCCCCTCTTCCGCCACCTTCCCTATGTGGGCGAGGTCGTCAAGTATGTTCTCCGCCGTATACTCCCTCCTGCCCTCCGTGAAAGCATCAATCGCACTCTTGACGAAATCCTTTATCGTTTCAAGTGTGCTCCGACGGGCATCGTGGTACTGGCATCCCTTCACAAGGAGATTGGTGTCGTGGAGAACATCGTCGATTACCTTCCGCTTCTCCTCCTCCGTAAGCGGCGGCTCTCCGTACTCTTCCTTGTCGCGGGTAATGTCCCTCAACTGGAAGTTTATGCTTTCCATCGTCTGGAGGCACATCCGCACAACGGGGTTGTCGCACTCCTCCGAAGTGTCGATTATCTGTTTTATATGGTCGCTTCCGTCTCCGTCCCAGAAGAAGCTCTCTTTCTCCTTGCTGTCGGGGTCGAGCACTATTTCATAGGAATGACCGCCATTGCCGTGCTTCCCAATCGCCTCTATGAGCTCTCGCAGCGTCCCGTCCGCATCCCTGCAGAACACGGTGTAGCACTCGCCTTTTCTCTGCTTCGGCATCTTGTCCATCGCCACGGCATCCTTGCCGCCTTTGAGATAAGAGTAGAAATTATCTTCCTTCGCCATTTTAGCTTCCCTCCAATCCATGCCATTTAGCCAACCTACGGCTCTACCACCTCCATCACCATATCCAGCCTATGCCTATGCCGCCGTAGTCCGGCCTATGCTTCTGGTGTCTGAATTCGTCCGTCCGAAACACCGCATAGTATGTCGCAAAGAACCTGTCGTACTTCACCACCGCCCCAAACCTGCCCTCCGTCACGAACGGCTCTATCGCCACGTCAAGATTGTCGTCCTTGTGCCCAAACAAGCTACCCTCAAGTATGTGGTTGTATAGATAGTACCTCTCGCTCACCCCAACATACACATAAGCCGACAGTTTGCTCAAAAAACCATCGCCCCTAGGTGCGCTGAACATTATCTCGTTGTTGGGCGTCGGCCTTATGTTCCATCCTACCTTCAAGTCCACCCCAACCTCTGCAAAGTCTTGTATCGTGCCAACTCCAACTCCCCCCTTCGGCACCAATGCCATCCACTTCGTTATGTACCAGTTGTACTTCGTCCACCACTGCCCATTCACCACGAATTCGTTGTGCAACTGATTGTCCCACCCCTTTGGCTCCTTGCATCCAAGCCACTTGTGAATCAATCTCTGTGTCTCCTTGCACCCTGCCGCCGGCCCAATCATCCCAAAGTCCAGCTCTCCGTAATGCGTCCACGGAGACTCCGCACCGTCCGCAAACTCATACCCCACCCCTCCTATCAGCATCCCACAGTATGGCCGGTCTCCCACTATGTGGTCTGCCCTATTCAAGTCGCTCGGAGCATACATCGTCTGCGACACCATCGCATGCAGCCCTCCGTCCGTTACCGCTTCAAGTTTCGTTCCGTGTGTGTAGTCGTTGTCTTGCTTTAACACCGAATCGTTTTCCATCGTTAGATAAGTCTCAATGCCTGGACATCCTAATCCAAGCATTATAGAGCAAAGCACTATAGCCCTTCTCATTTCCTTGATTTCCCTTCTATGTAATGCCATGAGAGAAGCCGCCGCCCCAATTCAAAGGGCGACGGCCATTCCATACACCTCGTACTCACCTCCGACTTACTCGGCGGCCGATTTAGCCATCTTAAGGAAATACTCCTTCTGCTTGGGGTGGTAGCAGTCGTATTCAGCAAGCCAAAGCCAGTCCTCCTTCTTCATCCCCTCCATTATCATGGGCATGTCGGGGTCGGGTCCGTCCGGTGGCTCCTCCTCGCTCTCCGATGCGGCGAACTCTCCCTCAAGCCACCGCTTCGCCCCTACCGGCGCGGACTTGTACAAATCCCGCCAGAAGTCGTTCTCCATGAATGCATCGAGTCCCTTCTGGAACTTCTCTATCTGTGCCTTTATCTGCTCCATTTTTTCTCTCTTTCTTTCGTTGGTCTGTCTTGTTGTCAACCCCTCACTTCATAACCCATGTCTGGTTCTTGCGCCAGTCGTAGTTCTTGTTGTGGGGAAATGTCCGCGAGTCGAATATGCCCTGCGCTATCCTCTTATTATTGGCTATTGAGACCTGATTGTATCTCTTGGCTATTTCAAGAGCCTTTTTATACGAATCGCATCTAAAGGATATTTCTGGTATGTCTCCGAACACTCCGAGATACGGCCTTGAGCCCGTCTCCTTCGTCAGTCTCTCCACAGTGTCGTCATAGTCCGAATCGGTCATAAAAGCCCCATCGCCCGCACGCTTGTTGAAGCCTTCGCCGTTTGTAGTCTGGAAGCTCACCTGCCATCCGTCGGCAAAACCATCCACCCACTCGCCCTTGTCATTCTGATGCTTCACCTTTTCCTCTGGGTTGTCCAAAGGGTATGTGCCGTCAACATCCGCCCCCGCAGCTTTCTTCTTCTGCAGAATGGCGAATGCCTTATTGCGCATCTCCCTATACTTGCTCTTCGTAGAGCCGACCTTCATCGTAGTCAGTTCATCCGGTGACACTGGGCGGACATTGCCGCTCCCTGGATCGTCACCACGTTTAATGTTGGCGAACTCCTTTGCAGTGCTTTCCGTCTGCACTCGGGCAACTGGATTAAGTTTGTCTACCTTCACCGCCTCGTGTTCAGACTTCTTCTTGAAAGGGCAGGACTCAGGCGACTTAGCCCTGCACGGACTGCCATCAGGGTGTATGTAGCCATTGGGCCTGGCATCCATTGCTGCCGCCGAAGCCATGTTGCTCTAGTTTAGCCATCTATAGAAGTTCTCTTCCATCGCTTTTTTCCCCTCTATTATACCATACCCCATCCGCGCAAATCAACAACCCCTAGTCGAGAGCCCAGGACTCCCATTCCTTCTTCCTCTCCTCGTCTGTTCGAGTGTCGGGTGTCCCGTCGCCAAGGATATGGCGCAGGTCTTCTTCGGTTTGCTCCATATCAGGGTCGGGGTCTTCCCAGACCTTCGTCGGCCACCTCTTCGGCTCTTCGCTGTTGTCTTTCTTATCTTCCATCGCCTTGTCTCTTTCTCTCTCGTTTGTTTGGACGCCGATATTATACCACCGCCAAACCGCATAAATCAAGACCCCTTCTTCAGGGCTTCGAGGGTTATCCCCTTCGCCTCAAGTTCTTTCTCCTCCCCAAAGAACGGCTTTGCATTGGTGGTCCGTATGTAGGCATCCGCATACCCCTTGTTCGCATCGAAGCTCGCTCCGAGCTTTCCGCCCGCCGCCTTGCTTATGCACCCAAGCGGTAGATACCGCCCTTTCTGGAGAAACCGCACCAGCAGCCTCCCCTTCGCCACCGACTCCGGCATGTCCTTGAAGCACAGCGTCACGTCGTACCCAGCCTCGTGAAACTTCTCCAAGCACCTCTTCAACTTCTCCGGCTTGAACCCAAGTATCGGATATACGACATTCTCTCCACGTCGCATAGCCTTGTCCAGAATTACCTCGTTTATTCTCGTGGATTCTTCGTGTACCAGATTGCCGCCGAATCCGTTGGAGAACTCCCTCAACGCCTTCTTAACCGTGTCGGAATCGCAGAGCCGCGCCTTGTGCATCTTCGCAAGGGGATTGGCAAAAGTCGTACTCTTCCCAGCGGCGGGAAAACCGATGCACACAAATGCCTTCCGCCCCCTCGCCACCTTGTAGGACTCGCCCTCCTTCAACCCCTCGTTCGTCTCGAAATCCTTGTCGTACCCCTTTATCGGCACCGTCTTGCCTATCGTCTCCGACAGCGCCGCCTCAACCAATGCTTCCCTAAACCTATCTCGTCCCCTTGTCTTTATGTCGAATGTACTCTCCACCCCGTGCTTCCGCTTCATCTCCTCCGCAAGCTCCGCCTCCTTCCGTATCGCAAAGCTCCACTCCGGCGTCGCTATTATCTCCGAGTCGGGAACATTCTCACCGCCAAAAAGACGGTCCAGAATGTTGCTCATCTCCTTGGAGACCTCGCCTTTTCCCGTCTGCCCATACATGAACTCGCTCCACTTTTCATTGTGGAGCTTCCCCCTTGGGTCTGTGTAAAGCCTAACATAGGTCGCATCAATCTTACTTCCGTTCGGCAAGGTCACTTCTCCCTCGCCCTCCTTAACCCCTGTTATGTCGTCCTGCTTGCCTAATGTCTTGTTGGAGATACGAAACCGCCCCGCATTTTCGGGCTGCCCCCTTGGGTGCTTGTCCTCCTTGAAGTCAGAAGAGGACGGCTGCGAATCCATCGCAACCGCCCCTCCGCCCAGCTTCATGTACTCGTAGTAGTTCATCCTACCCCTTCTTCATAGAAACTCCACATACGAATCACCTACGGTGAAAATCTCCCCGTGGTTCTTTGGCGGCTCATCAAGCCTTATCGTCACCTGCGGATAGCCGTGCTTCTCGTGCCGCGAAATCCCTACCACTGTTCCGCTATGACCGTTCTGGACGCACCTTATGTTGTCGCTGACCTTGACCCTATCCCCAGCCTTGAACCTGCACTCCGGGTCGCTCTTGTGTACCACGAGAACACCTTCATCGCAAACAGAGGAACTCCGCTCCGGAGCCCCTTCGTCTCTCTTTAGGTATTCGTAGTAGTTCATCCGCCGTCCTATCTGTTGTCATCTAAAAACGAGTAATACTCATCCCACTTCGCTTTAATCTTCTTCCTCTTCTCGTCGAGTTTCGCATACTTGTCGGGGTTGTCTTCGGCTGCCTTCATCTTCCGCTCCACATCGACAAGCTGTCTGCGCAACTTCTCGCCTTTGGAAGGTCCACCCATCCGCAAGGAGTTTATCAACACCGAGGCCGTACTTAACCCTGCCTGTGCCATACCACCAACTATGCCGGAAATGACGAGAGGATTTTGCGCTCCTGCCTCATTGCCACATATCGCCAGTCCCGCTATTAGTGAAGTGGCCATTCCACCTATACCAACGCATGTAGATAGCCAGGTTTTATCTTCATCCCCAGTGACCAGATCACTCAATGTTGCCTTAACCTGATCAAAGTAGTTCTTCGCCTTTTCAATTACGGTTGAGGCTTGCGACTTGTCCGCCTCCATGCCGGCATATGCATCGCTTACTTCGGAAAGGGCATTTCTCACCCCCTCCAGTTCAGGCGAATCATCAAGGGCATTTATGGAGTCGCATAGTTCCTTTGTGGCTTCCGCAGTGGGCATTCCGTTCCCTTCGCCCTGTCCTTCCGTCGGATTCCCATTGGCATCTATAGGCGGATTAGGAGGAGGAATGGTCTCGTTCCCACCTCCCAGATTGTCTGGCGCCGCCTCCTGTCCAAGCTTGTCCCTCAAATTGCAGGTATCGCCGGGCTTGTACCCATCTGGGTGGTACTTCCGGTCGTGTTCCTCAAGGCTCAAGCCCTCGTCGCAAGCCGTGAGAAACTTTGTTAGAGCCCGTTCCACGCGGGCTATCCTTTCATTGCGGAAGTATCCTTTCATTGCGGTCGTGTCCTACGGAAAATCACTGTCTAAAAGACGGAATTCACTTCTCCTCGCCGTCCTTCTTCTTTTCCTCGTCTTCCTCTTCGCCCTCAAGCATCTTCGCCAATGCATCCTTCACGCAGCACTTCGGCTTCTTGTCCCCGTTCGCCGCCGACATCAGATTGGCTGCTCCTTCTGCTACTCCACTCGCCGCAGCCCCTATTGCCGCACCCACTATAGGAGCAACATCCTTCCCCGTGCCCGGCTCTGGCTCCGCACCCTTCTCAAACTTGCACTCGCCTGCCTTGCCGACCTTCTCGTTGGGACATAGTTCGCACCCAACCTTGTCGTCCATCGCTACCGTCGCCTTTTCGCCCTTCAAGTATGAGTAGAAGTCGTTCATCTCGTGGTTCCTTGTGTAGGTTCGTTTCCTTAAATCTTGCCGAAGTGACAATGCTTTTAGAAAAGTCCAGCCTCAATCGCATCTTCCATAAGAGCATAGCGGCAGTTGTGTACGAATATCCCATTATTGACGGCAAAATTATGCGTCTCTGGCACTTCAAGGTCATATACGTCCCTTTGTTCTGTCTGTCCCTTCACCTTCGACACCCTTACTCCGCCTATAATGTCCATCACAAAATCGTCTCGCCGCAATCCCTCCGCCTCTACATACTCGTACTTTCCAAACCCCCTTTTCACGAGTATGCGATGGTCGGGCGTACACACAAGATTGCGTCCGTCTTCAAAGTCAACCTTCAAGACCTCCGCTCTTTCCCTCGTCTGCCGCACATTGCAAAAGCCTACCATCTTCATCGTGCGGTTTTCTATGTCAAACCCTCGGCACACTCCTTGCTTGCCTACGAGCTCTTGTATCGTCTTGTCTCCGTCCTTCGTCTCCACTACGGTTTTTCCGTCTAGACAAGCGTCTATTGCATGGTTGTTTTTGTCTGGATAACGACTCAAGAATTGCCCAGATTTGTTCTTTTCGTATTCATATTGCGAAAATTCCCTATAGGCATTGGGACACCTAATTGGGTCTATGTAGATGTGTATAAGCCCCTGCAGCCACTTCGTGCTGAACCTCACGCTGTCAGGCCCCTTCTGGGCTGCAAGCGCATTTATCCCCATACTCTCAAACTCGGCTATTGACTTCGGCTCCGCAGCATCGCACATCAAGTACGAAAATCCCATGTCCTTCTGCTTGATGAGACTTGCGAAGTACGAGTTTGTCATCTCTACGTCGTAAATCTCATCGTAGATGTATATGGTCTTCCGCGTCTTGTCGTACTCCAATGCTAGCCAGCAGGCGGGGTCTATCGCAAATCCCCAGTCCAAGCCAAAACGACGATTGGAGAAATGGGAAATCATCTCGTCCGACATCTGCATCGGAGAGACATTTGGAAAGACCGAGCCTCCGTTGCCTGTGACTTCGCCTAAATACTCATGAAGATATGCCCGCTCGTTCGTCTGCCTCAATAGTTCTGCTTCTATGAAGAAATTCCTACCGAGCCAATCCTTTGGAACCGTTCTATAGTCCGAATGATGCACATAGCGATACAACTGCCCATTCACAATCTGTGGGACTTTGCTTTCTGCATTTACCCAATTCGAGGTAGTCTCAGGCGGGTTGTATGCCATAAAGGATTGATAATAATGACCGCCACGACGAAGAGACTGGAGAACATTACGCACTTCCTCAATGCCGTCAAACTCCGCAAGTTCCTCAAAAATCTGGATTCCGAAATATCCGAACGGAGCCTTAAGGGACTTCACCTTCTGTGGGTCGTCCAAGCCCCTGAAGAGTATCTGCTGCCCCGTCTTTATGTTGACAATCTTGAGCGGAGAGCGCTTGAAAAGCCAGTGATCTGCCAAAGGCTTCAGCTTCTCGTTGATTGTGAATTCAAACTGGGTGTATATTGAATCCGCAAGGTTGGCCGCATATTTGCGAAAACACACGCAGTGTATCTTTGGGTTTATCTCCATCAGAAGCACCGTTGCCGTCGTCATAAACGACGACTTCGTGCTTCCTCTCCCACCTGCCAACCAGATTTCCGGGTATTTTCTCGCAAAAACATCATTCCAAAGCCCATAGAATGACGGAGCTATCAGGTCTCGGTATGTTATGTCTCCCATCAATCTACGCCGAAGTGTAAATTTTAGGGAGAGAACTATAGCCTAACTCGTACTATTCGCGCTTCCGCCAGCCCCTCGTCTTATGATCCTTTGTACTAAAAATCTCGTCCGCCGTCCCTCCGAGCCTTAACCTGCCTCTTATAAGCCCTTCGTCCATCCCCTTTCGTTCCGCCCATTGTGCCACCGTGAGCCTTTCCCCTTCGTACTCAATCGTCACATTGTCGCTCTTGTTGTTGCTCTGGACCTTGCGAGACACCCAACGGCAGTTCTCCGGCGAATACCCCTTCGCATAGTCTATTCGGTCTATGGTCAGGTCTTCGGCATACCCATTGGTCATAGCCCAGTCTCTAAATGCAAGATAATCGTCTCGCCACTGTGGGCAGATGCCGATTCCTTTCTTCAAATACCACTTCGCATAGTGACTTCTCTCGTTGGAGCACCTATCCTTCATCCCCTTCCAAATCCCATAGAGACGCATCCTAGACTCTCCGTGTCTCGTCACCGCTTCTCTCTGTAGGCAGCCGCAAGACTTCACGTTGCCCTTCTTTAGACACTCCTGCGATGCTACGAACTCCGTATGCCTATCGCACGAGCAGCGGACAAGGGCCATCTTCTTCGTTCCCTCTATAAGCGAGTTGTCCAAAACTGTCAATCGCCCAAAGACCTGCCCATTCGCCACTCGCCCCCTACACCCACAAGACTTCGCACCCTTGCGCAAATCGCACTCGGCTATCTCTATCTCCCTTGTTGGGTCACAGTCGCATATGCACCTCGCCACCCTCTTGCCAGACGGCTTCACGATGCCCGATTCCAGAATCGTAAGATGCCCTTGTCTCCCTTTTTGAAAAGGCTTCGTCTCGATGTGCCGTACCTTGGACTTGCAACCGCATGACATCGTGCGGCTATTGTTCCATCGAGGTATTGTTGTCTCAAACTTGTTGCCGCAGCAGCACCGACACACCAATATGGTGCATCCGTTCTTGTCCTTTCGATTGGTGACTTCCTCTATCGTGGCATAGCCAAATTCGTTGGTGTCACCCTTTTTAACTCTATGTTTCAATGCCATACTATCCCTCCGTTTTGTGGGTAGTATAGCATATCTTGATTACTCCGTCAACCCCGAACTTGGATATTTCGTATGTCTATTGGAGTTGTGGTTTATGAATCCGTGGGCGATGTAGTTGTGCGTCCCGTCCACGTTCATGTCCCAGTAGAAGTCCCTCTTCTTGAAGGTGATGCGCTCTATGCGGCCGTAGACGGACACTCCGCCAAGCCTCTCCCCAAGTGCTATCACCTCGTTGGAGCGGAGTTCCTTTGTCATCTTCCAGCCCCAGGGAGTAAGGAACTTGTGCTCGTCCGTCACGAGTATGGAATCGCCGCCGTAGACCTTGACCTCGTACAGGTCTTCCTCCGTATACCTCTGCGGTCGGTCGGCTTTCGCCTTGACTATCCAGCGGCGCTCAGTGTCATAGGAATAGACATCGCCGCCCTTGAACTCCGCTATGGGTATCTTGCCTCGCGGCGTCTCTATGAGGGTGGAGGCATCCACGCAGCCTCGCCCTCCAGCAAGCCATATCTCCGGGTACTTCCTCGCCCACACGTCGTTCCATAGGTCGTAGAATGCGGGGGCAATAAGGTCTCTATAGGTAATGTTGGACATCCTACACAATGCCCAATAGGGTAAAAAAAAGAGGGTGGGGAAGCGAATCCCCACCCCTTATGCACTATTGTCTCTCGCCCTATGCCTCCGTGAGGTCTCGCAGGGCAGCCGACTCTGCAAGAGCCTGCGACAACTGCTCGAGTCCCACTATTGGCGGCATAGGCGGCTTGCCCTCCTCCTTGGACTTCCCTATGCGGAAAGTGACCCAATACTCGTTGTCGTTGCAGACCTTGTTGAGCGAGAACTCCTCGTTGGTGTCGTTCTCCCTGGATCGGAAGTCCGAGCACTCAAAGGGAAGCCACGACATAAGCTCGAAGACCGCCGCCTCCTGCTCGGTCTTCATCTGCCTTGTAATCCACGGATAGTGCGGATTCGGGTTCACGCCTATCTTGTAGGCGATTTCAAGCGGCCGTTCGTCCGTAGGCTCCTGAATGGGCCAAGCCCACTGCTCCTTTCCGCTCTCGTCCAGCGCCACAAGCCTCATCGAGCAGGCCATGTTGCCTATGCCGCTCTGCCAGTATGCCAGGGCATTCGTCTCCTTGCGATCGAAGTATTCGGCGCAATAGAGCATTATGCGGTCGGAGACGGCCTTGTGCTGCAGTATCTCCGCCCTCTTGAAGGAACGAAGTGTCAGCGCATGGTACTGCGAAGTCAGAAGCCTCACTTCGGACTTGTATGTAGCGCGGTCGAAGGTCACGAGCATCTTGTAGCCAAGGGCCGAGATGAGGTCGTCCATCCCCTTAAGATTGGCTCTATACCTTTCCGCCCTCTCCGTGTGCTGGACGTATTCCGCAGGGGGAATCGCATCTATGACCCTCTTGTAGATTCGCTCCATCTCCGACACTACGCTGTCGGCAAGCGGGTACTTCGGCGGCTTGAGTTCCACCGGCGGCACCCCAACGAACACAACCCTGTCGGGCTTCTTCTCCGTCTTTCCCTCTTCCATCGTCTTCTTCCCTCCGTATGAAATTAGAATATGTCGTTACCAAAGACGTCCAGCGGAGGCTTCCTCCCAACGAAATCCACGCTTGCTTCAGCGCGGTACTTCCTATGAGCCTCCGTTATCTTATTCCGAATGTCGTAGTCGCTCTGGTCGAGTCCGTATGGAACAATCCCTTGCATTGCATTGAGCGCCATCAGCATTGCCACGATGGAGTAGACAAGCCTCTGTCTTGCCTCGTTCACCTCCTCCTTCGAGAGGTTGGTGAGCGTGAACGACTCCAATCCGTGTATGTTCGCCTCGTCCCCCCACTTGAGCCATGACTGGCTCTCGTGGTTGAAGAAGTAGACGCGAAAGTAGAATTCCGTCTCCGCGATGTTGGCGCTTGGAATAAGACACTCCATCTTCATCTCCCAGATGTTGTCGTTCGCGTCATACTGGTCTTTGCTGTTATCCGTCATCTGGAAGAACATAGTAACAAGACGACCGATAGTCCGTTCGTCCTTGTCGAGGAGTTTTTTCTCCGTGGCCTCCACATAGTCCATTTTCTCTACGAACTTGTTGTAGAGGTCTACGAACTCGCTCGGAACCCTGATATAGTCGGAGTGCCTAATCTCCGTAATGGGGAGGATTAGTTCCTCCCTCGCCGTCACTTCTTTTATTCTCATTGGTTTTGCTCTTTGGTTTGGTTTGTGTTATCACTAAAGGCACATGGTGGAAGTCGCTTGCGGCGCAGGTGACGATCATCGTGACGTCGCCCGTTATGGAGGTGTTGTAGCCGTCCACGCCTATGGCGATAGTTCCCAACTTCACCACTCCTTGAGGTTGATTATGTCTCCGGGCGGCTGCGAAGGGTCGAAGTCGTCCGTAGTCGCATAAAAGAGGTTGTCTCGGATGGAGTCGAGTTTCTGCTTCGTCTCGGTCCAGTTCATCAGGAAGATGTTGAAGAGTTCGCACTGCTTGGAGGGGGCTATCCACTCCTTGATGCGGAATCCGCCCACCATCTCGCCGTTCTGCTCGTGCGGAATCGTGTAGATGTAGGTGAAGAAGCGGTCTTCGTCCTTGTTCGCATAGCGGCTCACATAGCCTCCGTTCTGCCTCTTGGAGACGGAGTTCGGAGTGATTATGGAGTGCCCCACCGTTATCTTCTCGCGGGAGAGCCGCATCGTTATGCGGAGCAGTCCGCTGTCGTATATCGTGACATTGGTGCGGAATCCCACCTGATCTGCAAGGGGACGCAGCACCATGTTGGCGATGTACTCCATACACTTCTCAACCGCCGCCTGCCGGAGGTCTCTCGCCCTTGGAGGCACGGACTCCATGGAATCATAGCGACGGCGGCGGGGAGCGCACTCCTGCCTGTCCATCTCCGCCTCCGTGCTTGGGTCTACCTCGATGTCCATGTCCTCGTAGTTGGAGACCTTGACGCTCATCCCTCGGTTTCCGTAGTCGTTCCTTCTCATCTCTTTTCTTCTTCCGTTCCTTTAGTAGGCCATCGCCTTGAACATCCACCTCCGGGGCTTCATCCTCGTGAGGGTGAACGGAAACGGCCCCTTCTCATGGTAGAGTTCGTATATCTTCTTGCCCAGCCTGTGGTAGTCCCACACCATCTTGCCGCGGACCATAGAGCCGTTCTTCGACTTGTAGAGGGCGGCAAGCACCTGCTCGTCAACGGCGCGGAGGTGTTCGTACTTGCTCTGGTAGGATTCCTTTGGGTTGGAGTTCTCGTCGAGTATTGCATCCACCACGACCCTCATCGCTCGGCGGACAATCTTGATTGCGCTTTCCGTAGTCATATCCACTCACCGTTGTTGAGTTTCTCATTGTATGCACCAGCCCTCTTGTCGCACTCGCTCTTAAATGCAGCGAGGATTGCGCTCTGGCGGCTCTCGTCGGTCATAGCCTCTATCTCATCGAGGATGTCGCGGAGTTCGTCCTCCTTTGCTACGGAGAGCTTCGCCTTCCACTCTCCGACCTCCTTGGCGATTTCGGCGGAATCGTCCCTCTTCTTCCCTCCGAGAGAGGGCGGCAGCTCTGGCGGCTCATCGTCGCCGGGCTTGTCGGAATAGTCCGTCTTCACCACGTCGGAAACTGGGTCGTCGCTCACAATCTCCGAATGATCCATTGGGGCAGTCTCCTCCGTTGCCGCCTCGGGGAGCTTCTCCAGCCCCGTGTTCACGCTGCCGTAGCCGGGGGTGGCAGGGCTCAACGTCTCGTTCTCCGTGGGATGCACCTCGGATATGTCCTCGGCCTTGGCGGTCGCTCCGTTCTTCATGAACTCGTAGTAGTTGCTCATAGGTTTGCTCCTACACTATGCCCGTTAGTTATCCCTCGGATAGATGGAATACTGGGAATCCACCATGTCGAGGAATCCGTCGATTGAGCGAAGAATGACGCCCCAGCCCCTCTCGCTCGTCTTGTTGGTCTCCCATCCGCCCTTCGGCATCCTCGGCTCGTCTCCGTCCCGTATGTCGTTCACGAGGGCGAATGCCTCGCCCATCGGAACGGAGAGTATGCCCGACTTCTCCACGACGGACTTCACCCAGTCCTTGCCGAAGTCCTTGATGTCGTAGAGGGTGAGCCAGCCGTATGCCTCGTTGTCATATGCCCACACCTCCACGTCGCACTCGTAGGTCCATTCGTCAACCCGCTTCTCGTCAATGGGAACGGCTATGCGAATCCTCGCCTTGCCCAATGGGGCATCGTGCTTGTAGAGCGTCGTGATGATGGTTAGCACCTTCTGCGACGAGGTTGTGCTGTAGGTAGCAATAGTATTCATGTTTCGTCTTCTTTTGTGAGGGTCTTGTAGAGGTCGTATGGGAACATCAGGGTGTCCGTGACTACCGAAATCGGGAGGTCTATGAGTGAGAGCGGCATCCCAAAGACGCAGAACACATAGTGGTATGAGCCAGTGTAGTTGTGCTTAGGAGGCCACCACCATGTCGGTATCTCAACCGCCGCCGCAATGCAGGTAGCCCTATAGACGGCTGGGTATCGGTCGAAGTCTCCGTAGACTGATGTACTCATGTGGGTGGAGTTCCACTCCGTCCTCTTGTTCTGGACATAGCCCGTCGCACACCCTCCGCATATCATGAGAGCTAGCAGGAGCGCCGTTATCGTGCCACCGCATAGCATGAGGCTATTGTGGTTATTATCTTCGCCGCATCGTTTAGGTCTTTACGGGTCTCCCTGCTCCTGCAGGACTCCGTAAGCGCCAGAAGCCTCTCGGCAAGGCTAATCAGCAGTTGTCTCTCGTTCACTTGTTACTCCTTTCGTCGCGGGCATGCCGTATGTCCAAGTGGGAACGTACGATAGCAGCCTCAAATCAAATGCCCTTGTATAGACATCCATCGTGACCTTATTAGTGAAGCAGAAGTATATGTCTCCGCCCTTCCGCTCCACATAAGCCGACACCACGACAGCCGCAATGTTTGCGGCTTCTTCGAGTGGGTAGCCGTATATTCCCGTGGAAATGGAGGGAAAGGCTATGCTCGTAGCCCAATCAAGACTCTCGAAGAGCCGCAGCGAACTCTCGTAGCATGAAATGAGGAGTTGCTCGGAGGACATCGGCACTCTGGCTAAATTCCCCTCCTCGTTGAAGCAGATTCTGTACACGGGATGCTGGTTCTTCGGACAGCGGTAGTCCGGGCCGACGGTGTGAATCACCCTCTTGCACGGCAGTTCGTAGGCTGCGGTCATCTTGGCTTCGCCCACGGAGCATCGTATGTTGGTTCCAATCTGCCTCGGGAACTTGACGCACTCCTCGTAGAGGCGTCGGCCGGCGGCTCGGTGAATCGCTCCGTCCACTCCGCCGCCGCCAACCATTTCCTCGTTGGCGGCATTCACAATGACATCGCCGTGGAAGGTCGTGATGTCGGCAATGGCGAGGACAACCTTACCGTGGAGGTACGTCAGAATGTCTCTTGCCTCTGGGAGGAGGGGATTCACGAGTTCCCCTCCTCCTTGGAAGCCTTGGCATCGGTCGCCTCGCTCCAGATGGCCTCAATCGAGTACACTTTGCTAGGCTTGTAGTAGCGGTTGAGCTTGCGCATTTCGCGAATCTCTTGAATGCTATCATTAAGATGACAAGCAAGGTCGTACCACTCCTTAGCCGCTTCCTTGTCTGCAGGATTTTTGGCGGTGTCAAGATAGTTCTCCATAACATCGCAGAGGGAGTCTACCTCCATCCAAAGGGCATAGTTCACCCTATAGACGGACTTGTAGTTGGGCTTCTTGCCCCGCTTCACCGCCTTTGCAATCTCCTTGGCAACCTCTATCACGAGGTCGCTAATTTCCTCAAGTCTCGCATGGTAGTCGGGCTCCGTCACCACGATCTCCCTCGATACCGTCACGAGAGGGGCATTGCCTCCTTCGTCTGGGATGTTGCCTGCCTCCGGGACAGCAATCGGAGTCTCTGCTACATCCTCTTCGGAGGGCTTCGCATCGCCGGCTTCGTCCTTTGGGGCATCGTTGGGGTCAACGAGGTCGGTTTCGCACTCCTTGGCGAGGGTCTCGCGGAGAGTGCAGGGGTCTCCCTCCTTGTACTCGCCGCCGTGGAACTTGGCATCGTGGTCGGCAAGGGCTTCGTCGATGTTCGCGGGGGGCGGAGCATCGTCCTTCCCCTCGTTCATCTTGCCCTTCCTCACTTCGAGGACGGTCTGTATGAAAGCGGAGCAGATACCTGCCGCCTCGCACTCCACGGGCTTGCCCGATACATAGGAGAGGCAGAAGAAAACGTCTCCCACCGCCTTGAGGAGGGCGAGGGATATTGCATCGTCGCCGCTCTTGTAGTCGTAGCACTTCTTCGCCTTGTGCAGGGCTATCTGGGCCTGCACAAGAGCCTCGTTGAACTCTTTTGCTTCTTTCATCGTTTCCTTCGTCTATGGTTTGCTTGTTTGTGGTCTCGAACCCTCGTTCGGATTCGCTGGGGGTATTATAGCAAACCGGGGGCGCAAAAGTCAAGAGGCTACGGGATGGCGACTACATCACGAGTCCCGGCACTTCTGGGAGCATGTGGTAGTATTCCTCTCTCTTTCGTCGATGCAGTTCTATGCGGGCTCGTGGACGGGAGACATAGCCCTTTTTCACTGCTTCCGCAAGTTCTCGTCTAGTCATCTTGCTAATGCGTTCGTTAGAATACTTGCGACCCACTAGCACCGAATCCTCATGTGGGTTGTTTGGAGAAGACTTCCCTTTACCCACGACCATACTAGTCATCGGAAAGTACCGAACTATGGTTTTAGGCGGAATAGGAAGGTTTTTGTTGCCGTGCTGCCTATGAAAGTTGTCAATCTCCCACTGATTCATCGAAGAGTAGCATGTAGGACATAGGACTTTGCTTCGTGAAAACCAGTGGTAGTGGCACGGAGAGGTGTTACCGCAGCGGAGGCAGTTGATGGAATACTGCGGCATTAGCCCCTTAAAGGCATTCCCTATATACATTGGAGTCGCAGCTGCCTTGTCATCAAGGGCTTCTTCCGGGACTGTCGTCTGGGATGGAGGCTGCGTCAGGACCGGCTCAGGCTTGGGAGGCTGGAGTTCCAGCTGCGGCTGCTTCCGCAGGAGGGTCTTCGCCTTGAGGTGCGTCCGAAAGGTATCTCGGCCGGCATACTCCTTCCGCTCTTCTGGGGAAAGGCGTCGGTAGCACTTGTGGCAGAGGTATGAACAAGTATCCGTCCACCCCTTCGGCACTGGCTTGGTGCGCCTGTGGCGGCGGCAGTACACGAAATCAGTTAGTTCCTCGTCGGCTTCTTTCTTGGGCTGTGGCATCGGAGGATTCGGTGGATTGGGTTGATTCTTCATCTCATCCTTGGGTTTGAATTCACATAATCCACACTCCGTGCGAATCCTCGCAACTATGTCATCCACCTTGGCAAGCCGCTCTGGGTGGTGGATTGCAAGGTCGTCGTGGAGGTGGCGGAACTCTTCGTCTGGCATCGCCACACGGCAGTGTCGGCATAGGTACGGGTTGTCTACATAGGCTCGTGCGGGTACTAACTGCACATCGCCGCACACGAAACACTCAATCCACTGTGGCTGGTAGGCATCAATGGGAGAGACGGCAGAGCCGCCCCCATTGAGGGTCTTTGGTTTGGACATCGGTACTTGGTTTGATTAGCGGTTGGTTTGTAATGGTGTTGGGTTAAATCGTCTATTACGGCGTCCACGGCTTCGGCTGGTACGGAGCAAGGGTTATGCCCTTCGCCTTCGCCTCGGCCTTTGCCGCATCGAGGTACTCCTGCGCCGTCTTGGTGAAGGAGGGCATCAGGTCTTCGTAGAGCTGTGAGGCGAAGTCGAGCGAGTGGAGCGCCCCTTTCATCGCCTTGAGGTCGCCCGCCTGAAGGGCCTGCTTCCACACTTCATCGGCATCGGCATACTTCTTGCAGCACGAGTTCCAGAGGTTGCCGTACTGCTTCTGGAACTTCTGTCGGATGGCCTGCGCCCCCTGCGGGTACTTCGGAAGCCTCGCACCCTTGGGTACGCCCACCTGCTGCCATACGTCCGCAGCCTCCTCCACCATGTTGTGCCAGTCGCCCGCCTTCTTGCGACGGTCAGAGAGGTCGTCCCTCATCTTCTGGGCATCCTGCGGGGTCTTGATGTTGGTTAGGTCGGCCACTCCACGCACCATATGGTAGAAGTCCTCGGCATCACGGAAGGTCTTCTTGAAAGTCTGCTCGGTCGCAGGCGAGGGGTTTTGCTGAAGCGCATCGTAGGCAGTCTGCACCGCCTCTAGATTCTCCATCACCTTCACGAGGTCATCGTCGGAGATGTCGGAGTTGGGGTCGTCTCCGTAGTCAGTCACGAGGTTGTCCACCCACTCGTTCATCTTCGTGAGCTTCGTCTCGTTGGAGTCGGACTCGTCTAGTTCTATTTCGGCATCGACATAGTTCTGATTCACATAGTTTGATTTGGAGGCATTCGTGACTCCCTTCGTGGAGAGGAAAGCATCTACTGCTGACTGCAGCGCATTGCTAGCAGTCTTGCTCCAACTGCCTTTGAGTGCTGCTGTGAGCTTGTAGGCATTCTTGCCGTCGCCCTTTTCCACCGTTACAGATAGGGCAGGGATGAAAGACATGTCGAGATACTGCTGGGTCGGTGGTGTCGTAGAGGCTTTTTTGTACTCCTCCACTATGGCATCCTTTACCATCTTCTCCATCGCCTTTGTCCCGTGGTAGGGGCAGAACATCGGGTCTTTCGCACGGCAGTTCTCCAGAGGGGTGTCCGTGTGGCGGGAGTCCATCGAGATAGCCTCGTCGAGTCCCATGTTGTATTCGGAATCGCCGTCGTAGACGGTATCATCGTCATCGCCGTCTCCGCCGTCCTTGTTCACTAGGTTGCCGTTGGCATCCACCTCTGGCTCGGCATCGTTGTCCCCCTTGGGAGGGTCGTCATCGCCGCTGTCCTTCTTCACGGGTTCGCCAGTCTCGTCCTTCTCGCCGCCATCGTTGGGTTCGGAATCGGAGGTTTCGCCCTCTAGTCCCTCAACCTTTCCGTTCTCGCCAACGACAACAGCCTTGAAAGACTCTTCGGGAGGCGGCTGACGGCGATTGGCGTCATCGTCACCTGCATCCTTGTCATCCGGTTTGTCGCTGCCGGCCTCGGGCTTGGCATCCTCCGCAGTCTGGGATGTAGATGCATCATTGTCCGCAGCCTTGCCGCGCTCCTCGAGTTCCTTCTTGTCTAGAAAATGTCCATCGCCATCCTTCTTGGCATCGCCCTCGTCGAGGAGGTCGGAGCGGTCATCCTGCTTCGCGCCCTTGGGCATCGCCTTGCCGAGTTCCCTAATCATCTTGGGGTCGAGGGTGAAGGTCACGACAATGGGCTCTACTGTCTTGCCGCCCTCGCCCTCGGCCTGCTTCTTGTGCTCTTCAAGCGGCTCTTTCGCATCGAGTGCCGAGGAGAAAGCGGTCTTGAGCGGGTTCATCTTCTCGTCGAGGGCCTTGGAAAAGGCGGATTTGTAGTCTATCATCGTGGTGTTCCTTGTTAGATGGTGCTGACGAATCGGTTTAGCGCCGCCTGGAATGACTTCGCCTGTGCAGAGAGTCCTGCGGAGGTGGCTCGTGCTATCATGTTCTGGAATCGGGCGATCTGCGCCGCCTGCTGTGGAGTCGGGGTCTTGCCCGAAGGAATGTTCACCGAGGCCGGCTGCGTCGAGGCGGCTGGCTGAGCTGCCGTCTGGGATGTGGCTGGGGCCGCCGGGGAGTTCGCAGCCGCCGGGGTCGGAGTCGTACCCGCCATCCTCGCCGCAGCCTTGCTGTACACCGCAGCCATCTTGGGGTTCTTGGCGGCGAGGCTGGAAAGGAGGTTAGCCCCCTTCGTGGCGGTGGAGGCCGACGGAGAGGATTGGGTGGTCGCGCTTGGTGCGCCAGAAGAGGCCGTGGAGGCCGCAGGAGGCGTCGGAGCGGTTGATGTGGGTGCTTGGGCGGGTTGTGGGGCGGAAGCCGTGGAAGAGGCCGTGGAGGGCTTCTTGGAGGCTTTCTGCTTCACGAGGCTCTTGGCGGTCGGCTCAATGACAAGGTACTGCTTGTTGCCGAAGTCCTCTGCCTTGACCTTGTAGCCGAACGGAGAGTAGATGGGTTCGAGGGTAGCTTCAATGTCCTTGACGTTCTGGGCGGTCGCATTTGAAGGAAATTCAATCCAGAGAGGAGAGTTCTTCGTCATCGAGCCCTGACCCTTGATGTTGAGGGAGTTGGGCACCTTCATTGCAATGATGCACGCTACGGTGTCCTGCAGGACGTTCTTCTTGTTGAAGCCGCCGCCGACAACGGCCGATACGGTCTTGTCGAATCCCTTTAGAGGAGTGCCTTTGAGGGGCGTAGGGGTTGTCGTGGTAGGGCTTGGAGAGGACGATGTGGTGGTCGGTGTCGTGGGCTTTGACGCCGATGTGGTCGTGGAAGGAGTAGTAGCCGCCGCCTTTGGAGCAGGGCTTGCGGGAGTCGTGGCCTGTGTGGGCGGAGGCTGCTGCTTGGTGCTTGGTGCCGGAGGCGTCGAGGCCGTCGCTGCCTGTGTCGTCTGGGATGTAGGCTGCGCCGGGCCGGACTTGGCTGTCGGGACTCCGTGGTTCATCGGAGGCAGTTTTGCGAAGGACTGCATCGGTATGGTGAGTGTAGGCAAGCCAAAAGGACTCATTCCAACCTGAACATTCTGATAACCCGCCTTTTGAAGAGATTGGGCTATTGCATTTAAGCTATTTTGAGAGCATGGGAAATGTATATCATAGGTAACATTTCCGTTTGTTCTAATATCAACCGAATTGAAATATGTTTTAGCAGAGGTCTGGTCTCCGATTTGAGTTCCAAATTCGCTGGAGAGGGCCGCCCTCATATTGGGGTCGTCGAGGTACGGCAGGTCGGAGAAGGTGTCCGTGGGTAGGACTTTCCCTCTGCCGACAAAGAAGCCCGCATTAGTGAAGAGGTTGTTCGGAGGCATCTGGGGAGGTGGAGTTGCCTGCGGCTGTGCGGGCGGCTGCGAAGGTGTGGTTGTGGTTGGAGCGGACTGCTGAGGCGGCGTCGCTGCCGTCGCCGGTTTCTGCTGCTGGGATGTAGCTGGGGCAGCTGGAGCAGCAGCCGTGCCATTCCCGGTGCTTATGTTGCTCCCCTCCGGGAATATCGCCTGAAGCACCGTGAAGTCCTTGAGGAACTGGTCTATCGCCTTTGCATGGGCATCGTCCATCGCATCGGCCTTGTCCTGAAGAAGGTCTTTCGCCGCGCTGTCGGGCAGCATCGCTATCGACTGCTCAAGGTACTCCTGGTCTTCCGACATCTGCATTATGTTCTTTGGGAAGTCCGCAAGGCTCTGGGCAAGGGTCGGAGGCACGAGCCGAGGATTGTTCCTGACTGCGGCGATAACTCGGTCGAACTCCTTTTCCGACGGCATCTTGGAGTGCGGAAGCATCTTGCCGTTCTGGATTGGAGCGCCCTGTGCGGTTGCCTTCCCGGTCGGAGCGGCAACGAGGTCGTCCACGCTGAACATGCCCTCCCGGAGCTTGCAGCGGTCGCCCGGCTTGTATCCGTTGGGATGGTAAACCTTGTCATGCGCGGCAAGCGACTGGCTGCCGCCCTTCGACGATGGCTGCGACGGAGCGGCGGCATCCTGTGCGACTGCCGCCACCAATCCCAGCGCCTTCTCCAGAATGCTCTTGATGGTCATTGGAAATCCTCGTATTACCTAATAATTGCCGCTAGGTCTAAAAGCCCAGGGTCGTCGAAGGTCGTTCGGAAGGGCGAGTAGTTGTCCTTTAAGACGTTGTGGTTGTCGGCGGAGGTCTTGATGGCGAAGACAATCCTCTGGAGGCGGCTGTCCTTTCCGATTATCGAGGCATCGTAGCAAAGGTAGGCTTTGAACATCGAGGCGACGAGGTGTGGGTCGAGGCCGTAAGCCCCGCATCCCCAGGCTCCAAGCACGAGAGCTTCGCACCCATTGTACATAGCCACATGGAAGAGGAGTTGGATTCTAGGCAGCATCGCCGCCACGACAGTATTCCTCTGGAGATAGTCCGAAAGGGGCGTCGAGGTGTCGCCGGTCTTCGGCAGTTTGTATGCCGGGGATGAAATCACGTCGCAGACAAAAGGCTCCGGCATATAGGAGAAGCCGCTGTCCTCCGGGGTTCGGAAGAACGTGACCCTTGGCGAGTATATCGCATGCGGTCGCAAGGCCTTTGCCCGATCGCACGGCTTCTCGAAGGAAGGAAGCCGCAGGCTCGTCTGCCAAAGGCTCGGCGGGTAGTAGTCCTTTGAGTACAGTTCGCGGAAGCTCTCTATGGTGGTTATGAGGGTGCTGCGACGGCAAAGCGACTCCTCCTGCGCCGCTGCACCGTTGAGGAAGCCGCCTCCCGGTTGGCTGGAAGAGGCCATATTGAGTATCGCAACCCTCTCCTTGTGGCTGATGAAGTTTGAGATTCGCTGCGCCGCCTCAACAGTGTCCTCCTTCGTGACCTGTATCTTCCCAAGCCGCATCGCCTCGGCATACTCCTCAATCGTGAGTTCCCGCCTCTCTGGGTGGGCGATGTGCTTGATGTCTTCGGAGAAGAATGCTATGGACTCGTAGTTTTCGCCGCCGTTTCTTATGTCGAGTGGGTAGTGTGGGGTTCGCTGATTCCGAATGTCCTGAAGGGTCTGCCTCGCATATTCCGCATATCTCGCCCTGCGGGTGTCGTTTTCTTCATCGACGATGGCTGCTACGGTCGTTGCTGTGGTTTTCATAGTGGGATATTTTACCATGCCGCAGCGCAAAAGTCAACGGGGATTGCTTTTTGATGGGATGGAATGGTATAATATGTAGCCATATCCGGGGCGATGATATGTCTAGTGGGCATATTATAGAGGCTTCGGAGAACAAAAGCTATGACATTCTACGACTTTATCCATAAGAAAAGCGGTGGAAACACCGATTTTGGGGGATTGACGAAGAGCGACCTTGCGGAACACGACAAGCGATTCCACCCACACGGCTGGAAACCGGGCGACAACTGCACTCTCCGCGAGAAGGAGGGCAAGCAGCAGAAAGCCGAGAAGAAGGTGGACGAGCTCAAGGTCGAGGAGATCGAGAAGACAGAGCCAGTTGACCCCTCGAAAGTCCCCAACGAGGCGATGATCGCCAAGCAGAGCGGCATCGTCAACAAGATGGAGGCAATGGCGAAGGAGTGGCACAAGCAGTCCAAGCCAAGGAGGGGCAAAGACCAGAAGCCCTACATCGTTCACCCAGAGGCGGTTGTCGCCTTGCTCAAGAGCTGGGGGTTCAACGAGAAGGACAATCCCGTGACCATTGGGGTCGGCTGGGGACACGACCTTCTGGAGGAAACGGACATTGAGCCAGAGAAGATTGGCGATATGTTGGGGGAAAGCGACGATTCCAAGAAGATTGTGGACGGAATACGGCTTCTCTCAATGGACGACACCAAGCAGTTCAAGTCCGCCGCCGAGAAGGACGAGTACAAAAAGGCCTACATCAAGAACATAGCCAAGACCGCATCGCCAGAGGTGCTTGCGGTGAAGATTGCAGATAGGCTGTGCAATACCAAGGACTTCTGCGCCGACGGCAACTCATGGGGACGCGAGTACCTGAAACTGGGTGAGCCCCTGTTCGAGCGCATCGACGAGATTCCACATGCCGAGGAGATTCGGAAGAGCCTGCAGGATGTGAGGCAGGAGGTGTCGAAGCTCCCGGAGTTCGGACTGCCAAAGGCCTCAGCCCTTTCAGCACCCTATGCCGGCATGGAGGGATTCACCGAAGAGGACTTCGACATCTGGGGCGATTTGCTCTCCGGCCACGGAGACGACGACATTCCACCAGAGGACTACGACGAGGAGTGGGAGGAGAACCGCATGGGCGACGATGACGGCGACCTCAACACGCGGGCGGAGGAGGAAGAGGACTACTATGCCTGGCTTGCGGGGAACGATGACCACACCGCCGAGGAACACGGCTATGACCATGTTAGGTAGCCCTCTCCCCCTTGATTTGCAAGCCGTAAAATGATATACTATTCACCGCAAGAGAGAAAGGGAAGCAAAAATGATGGACAATGCTCTATACTGTGTCAACAGAGCAAAGAAAGTCGCATTCTGCGAGTCGGAATACGGACTTACGGGCTATGACCCCAAGATGGGGGACTTCATCGTACCGATTCCGCAGAGCGACTGGCACGATTTGAGGACGGGGGCAACCAACGTAGGGTATGCCGCCGCACTTGACTATGCGATGGCGAACCCCGCCACGCAGCCGCAGATGCCGAAGGAAGCGGAGAAGCCGCAGTAGGCGAGTTCCTTCGTTAGGCAAAAGGAAAGACGGAGCGGTAAGCCCCGTCTTTTTCTTTTATTCCCTCGGCGTAGGTGCTTCTGGAATCGGATTGGAGGACTTGGAGTCTGGCGGTGGGGTGATGTGGTCCCAGCCCTGCTGAATCTTCATGAATGCCTTCTGGTGTTCCGCTCCCCGCGGCCCGGTGAAGAAGTCGGCGGGAAGTCCGTGGGATGTAGGGTCGGCCACTGTCTCCTCCACGAGCCTGCGTCCCTCCTCCTTGGCTTTCTCGAAGTCCTCCAGAGAAGGTGCTTCATCGCCCTGCGAGTATATCATGTGGGTGAGCTTTTCAATCTGCTCCTGCGCCTCGATTGCCTTTGCCTTGTCGGCCGGGTCGCGGACGATGTGGTGAACATCGTCGTCCTTTCCGTAGGACTGGAACACTCGCTGCGCCTCGTAGGCCGTGTGGCCTCCTCGGTTGAACTTCGCATTGTTGATGTAGGGCTCCACAAGAATCATCTCCGCCAAGCCGCCATTGGGGAATCGGATTGATGCCTTCACGTCTCGGTAGCCGGGGCCGCCATAGGTGTTGTACGGCTTCATGCATGCGACTTCGCACCCTTGCGGAAGCATCCCGCGTATCATCTCGTCGGCCTCCACGAAAGAGCCGTCCTCTGGAAGCTCTATGGTCGTGCCGATGATGTCGTTCAACTGCGAGTAGTCTCCTAACTTGCCGCTGGCGTCCATAAACCACCTATCCGCCTTGTCCTTGGCGCGGCCCTTGTCCTTCAATCGTTTAGATGCATTCTCTCCTGGCCTAAACATTGCCTTGCCGCCCAACTGCTTTGCGACGGCAACTGTGAACTCCTCCATAGGCTCAAGGTTCTCCTCCGCCATTTTGTAGATTGCCTCCACCTGCTGGTCTTTGGGAATGTTCTCGAGCCCGTGGACTGCGACTATGGACTTGCCGTTGTAGCCTCGGTCGGTAGGCCACTGGGAAAGCGCCATCCTACCCGTCCCCTGAAGCCTCGTGTGAATGGTGGGCTGTCCGTGGTCGCCCTCGTGCATGCTGGCGGCTGGAATTCCCATGTTGTCGGTTTCGGAGTATGCTTCAAAAGCATCCCGGAGCTTGCACTCGTCGCCTTTCTTGTAGCCGTCGGGATGGAAGGTCTTGTCGTGCTCTGCAAGGGACTGGTTCACGTCGGCGTCCTGCGCCGTCGCAGTGGGTATGCCCCCTTTGAGATAGGAATAAAAGTCCATAGGTTAGAATACCTCCTCCTGTCCGTCAACGATGACCTTGATGCCGTGCTGCTTGAGCATAGCGCCGTGGGTCTTGATGAGGTTGGCGATGTAGTTCCTTGCATTTGGTTCGCCCTGCGTCGGTCGGCTCTCGCCCGCTTTCCAGGTGCCGTTGGCTATCTCCGCCTCTTCCTTGTTGTACTGGTTCGTCCAGGCCTGTGTGTTGAAGTGGAGCGCACCGATGTCGCCGATGCCCGCCTTGCCGAGCAGAAGCACCTCGTTCCAGCCGAATGCCCTCGGAGCCTTGCCGGGCTTTGCGAACGGAGACTTAGAGGCATTGTTCACCGCATTGTCGAAGTCGAGCGCATCGCCGGGTATCGCGCCCTTTCGGAGAAGTTTGATGGCATTGCAGTAGGACGACATGTAGTGACCCGATGGCGTCATGTAGCCCGTCGCTGCGATGCGGTCCCGGAGCCTGAAGTCGTTCGAGGCGATGCCGTTGTCGAATGCAGCGAGGGATGTAATAGAGGGATTCGAGGCAAGGCTGGGGTTGAAGGTTCGTCCGTACCCGGTGGCGCCGTCGGCCTCCATGTCGCCCGGAGTTCCGATGTCGCAGTTCGAGAAGGCCATCGCATAGTTGTTGGAGTCCTTCTTCCACTCTATGCCGAGGATTCCGAACGTGCCGAATGCCTTGTTCTGGAACATCCTGTTGGAGTCGGTGGAGCAGAGGGTGGCGGAAAGAGGCGCTTCCGCCTCCGAAGCCTTGACCTCCGCAGCCGTGCCGTGCTTCATCCCCAGAAGGGTGTCGAAGCGCTCCTGCTTGAGCGAGTCGCCCTTGTACTTGGTCTGGAAACCGCCCGAGTTGAGAATGTCGAGAAGTCGGTGAGCCTTGGTGGCGGTGACTACGGCGGATTCGTTGAAGAGCCTCTTCACGGTGTCCGCCCAGTTCTCCTGCACTGTGTCGAAGTCCGCTTTCTTGGATATGTCGAGTTCAGGTTCCCCGAAGTAGGCTGCGAGCTTCTTAGACTGCTTCTGGAAGTTCGCCTGGCAGGATGCTACGATGCCATCTATCGCCCCAAGGGACTGCAGTTCCGGGAGTCCGTCGGCCTTGCGGCGCTGGTTAAGCACCTTGCCAGTGTCCCCATCCTCCATAAGCGCCCCCTTGCCGAGGTCGAGGACGGCTGTGGAGTTCACGGACATGCCGTTCTTCCTCATTTCCGCCTGTGCATCCGAAAGGTCTTTCTTGGCCGCTGCCATCGCCGCCTTGAACACGGACTTCAACTGCTGTGGCGCGGACTTCATCTGCGAGGTAAGCACCTGTATGGTGGCTCTCGCATTGGCCTCCTTCGTCCGCAGGTCGGTCTGCTGCTGTGCAGTGAGGGGCGACGTCGATGCGCCGCCCTTGCTCCCCTGAAGGTTCGACGACTGCTGGCTCGTGGGCTGCTTCTGGGATGTGGCCTGCGGCTGGGCGGGGGTTGCCGGTGCTGCCGGCGTCGCCGTCTGCGGTCGCTGCCACTGGGAGGCATGGTAGTGCCTCGTGTAGCCCACCTTTCCGTTGGCGAGTGCCGATGCACCGCCCTTCCTGAAAGCCTGTATCTCCGCAATGCGCTCTGCGAGTTCCTTTGCCTGCGAATCCCTCTTGCCTATGTCCGAAACGACGTCGTTGAGGTCGTCAACGATGTCAAGGTCGGCTTGGTTGTAGGTGTACGACGGATTGCTTATGGAGCGGTTGACGTGCTTTGCTGCGGTACGTATATGCTCTGCCGCCGCCTTGAGGTAGTCCACCTCGTCATCGTATTCGGAGGCCTCGTTCCCAAGGTTGATGTTGTCTCGAAACTTGCAGGTGTCGCCTGGCTTCCAGCCCTTGGGGTGAAAGCGCTTGTCGTGGTCGGCAAGCGTCTTCGTCATCTGCGGGGTCAGGTTGGTCGGCTGGGCCGCATCCAGCCCAAGAGCCTCGATGAGAGCCGATTTTTTCGTCTTCCTTGCCATTAGTGTTCGTCCTCGTAGAAGTAGGAAAGCCAGTTAAGCCCGAATCCGTTGGTCTCCTCCAGCAGCGGATAGTTCATCCCCATGCCGTTGGAGTAGCAGTTGGCAACAAAACCCCTTGTTTCTAGCGGGGCGTCGAACTCTCGGATTGATACTGGGATGTCATCCGCAGTGCAACCCTTGTAATCATAGTCTGCAGGGAGCATGATCAGGTCGATGCCACGTTTCACGAAGAGCTCGTAGCCGATGGGGTCGTCTGCAAAAAGTTTCTCAAAATACCAGAACACATACTTGGCATAGTCACCGTTCTCCTTCTGGTAGGGGTTCTCCGCCTCGCCTTTGTAGAATCTAGGTTTGAGCCGTATTACCATCTTTTTCTCCTCAATAATTGCCATCAGGGATTGGGAACTTCCGTCCTCTTATCCCCACTGGTGTGATAGAACACCTTTATGCCGAACTGCCTGAGCAAAGCGCCATGCTTTTTCACTAGAGCCTCCGCATCCGTCTGGTATAGGAATCCGAATTCCTCCACATGCTTCAGTATATCCTCGTGGTTTGATGAGGTATTTCCCCCTACAAATGCATGCACTTCATCGTGTCCTTGCCCACTAAGTTTTTCCATTGATTCCCTTGTTAGAGTCAAGTCAGGCTTGCCAGTCTTGAGCATATTCCTTATCCATGTGACATATCGGGAACTTGGAAAGCCATATCTTTCAGTGTTGATGCCTATTAGTGACGGTTTGCTAATAGGTACCATATTATATGACATACCACATCCGCCAGTATTATGGTCAGTCCATGTCATAAAAGCCCCAGACTTCCTTATCTGTATATATGCATCATCCCCCCAATCCGACTGGTTAGAAGCGAAAGCATCTCTATCAGCATCATTGAAAGAACAACAAAGACGGAGTTGGGTCAGATCAGGCCGTGAGGCCATACCATACTGAGCTTGTTGCCAGTTGTTTCCATAAGGGTTGAGATACGCTCTCTTATTAATACAATATTTCTCTACTGCCCGTGATGGGATTCTTGAGCGAACCGCACATTTTTCAAAATAGGCACTTAGAGACTTGGAGACAAGTTCATTCGCTTTTGCAAAGACTTTTGCATCTGCAAGTTCAGGCATAAACTTCATCCATCTTTTCTGAGTCTCTGTTTGTCCTTTACTGTCGGGTTTTTCCCTATTGGCGAGATGGTCATCTAGAGTGTCAAGGACTTTCGGGATGAACGTAGCACCCATCTTCTGGAGGTTAGCCTTGATGTCGGCGCACGAGGCACCGGCTGGCTGGCAGTTCTTTGGCTTCATCAGGTCGCGAAGCCTCTCGCTCTCCGCAAACACCGCCTCGTCCGCATCCTTGAGTCCGCCAAGGGAGTAGTCGAGAACGGTCTGGAAGCCCTGCTGAAGCGATGGGTGGGCGGAAGCCATCTTCGCCTTGATGTCCTCCACCGCCGATTCGATCGCCTCCTTGTCCTTGATGAGGGTCTCGAGGTTGGCGAGGTCGGCTTTCTTGATGCCTCCCTGCTTGGCCTCTGCAAGGAACTTGCGGTCGTCGGCGGTCGATGTCCGAGGAGCGTAGCCAGGAGAGGGCTGCTGCTGCGAAGCTCCAGCTGTTCCCTGAGATGCTGTCTGGGATGTAGGCGATGCAGCTGTAGAGGCGGCTGGCTGAGCTGTCTTCATCGCCTGAAGGGTTGCGGTCTGGTTCGGAATGAACAAGTCACCGCTATTTGGGTCAAACTTGCATCCAACGAATCCACTGGCCTGCAACTGCGGCACAATCTGACTATCGCCTTTCTCTCCTCTCGCTTTACGAAGAGTCACATCACCGTTCTGGCTAACGGATAAACTAGAAAACACATCTGGCACATCGTCTACAGGAGAGATTGCTTTACCAAGAGCCGTGCCTATAGCCCCTCTAAACTGTGCATTATCACCCCACGGTATTGTGGAGAACATGTCACCTTTTACTAGACCTACCATTCTTCCGCCATGCAGGGCAAATCGTTTCATCCATTGGTCTTGAACCTTCGACTGCTGGGCGGTTGCCGGGAGTGCCGTCTGGGATGTGGCTGGGGCCGCCGGGGTTGCTGAAGCCGTCGGAGCCGCTTGCTGCGACGGCATCTGGTTCGCGGGAGGCTGCTGCCCGTTAGGAACATAGAGTACGCCATTCGCACCCGCTATCTTGGTGTAGCCCTTTGGGGCGATAGGGGCATTGGCAACCGCCCTTGCGATGATCCACTGCCCACCGCGAGAAGCGCTGTTGGGAGTGAGGGCGAGGTTGTAGCATCCGTTGCCCGCATGCGTGAGCGAGTAGGTGTAAGCCGGTCCGAGTATCGCAGAGCGTCCCATCGTGTTAGCGAAAGCCGAGGGCGCTCCGTTCTGAATCCAGAGGTTGTTGTGCTTGGTCGCATTGCCGGGCAGCCATGCCTGCACAGAAGCCGCATTTGGGTCGGCAATCACCTGTGGCCCAGAGGACGACGATGCGGCAGCCGAGGCTGGCTGCTGCATCGAGGAGGTTGTTTGCTTGGGCGCCGGGGCTGGTTTCGGAGTTGGCGCGGGGGCTGGCGAGGGAGCCGCGGTCTGTGTCTGCTGCGGAATCGTCTTGTTCGCCGCAGCGGCATTCTGCTCCATCTGCGTCTGTGGAGCCTGGTTCGCCCGGAGGAGGTCAACGTCGAAGAAGTCCTGCCACGAGGATGAGCCGCCCTTCCCGGTGTAGAATCCCTTGAGGCTGCCGCCCTGCGGAGTCTTGAATCCGGGCTGCGCAAGGAGGTTGTCTAGTATCTTCTCCGCATTCGCCTTGTCCTTTGGGAGGCACTTTATCTCAATGAGGAAGCCCTTGCCGTGTGCCTGCTCCGCCTTTCTTGGCGAGGGCTGAACGACAACGGAGGCATTGGCGAGTCCTGCCGCCCTAATCTGCTGCGTAAGGTCTTGCTCTATGAGCTTGGAGCCGTGGTACGGACATAGAAGGGGGTTCTTGGCCTGACACTGTGCGAACGTGGTCTTGCATGGGACGGAGGGGCCTGCTGGCTTCTTGGCGGCATCCATCGCCACCGCCTCCTGACAGTGTATCGCCTCGTCCATCGAGCCCATCGACATGGAGATGGGCTTCTGGGGCTTCTGGAAGTCCGACGGAAGGTGAACGGTGTCAGGGTCGACTCCTTCGGGAATCGGGATGTAGTTGGGGGAGCGGTACTGGGTCGGGTCTACTATGACTTCGCGGCGGATAGTCACGTATCCGTCCTTGTCGGGCTCGTCTTCGAGGGCTGGCTTGTCGTCCTCCCCGCCCTTTTCCTCCTTCTTCGCCTTGGCATCCATAGCGGGAATCGGAATGGTAATCGTGGGAATGCTCTCGTCCGTGGTCGGAACGGCGGCATCCTTCATCACCTCCTCAAGAGGTGCATCGAGGGTGTCGCACGTCATCACGACAGGTGATTTCTCCGCTTCTTTCGTCCCCATAGTATCTCCTTGCTACCTAATGCCACAAGGGGAAAAGTCCGCAAATAGTTCCGTAGTTCATAGTCTTTGATAGACATGAGTACATTTGTTTCACGGTTCATCCAGAACGACTACCTCAATCCTTGCGGATTTTAGCCCCGCCGTTGCCCTGTCCCCGTGCGTCAATTCGGGCGAACTCAACCCTACTGATTTATGCCTAATAATCAAATCGTACATGACTTTCCATCAATGACTATGTATTATACTACTTGTTATTATACAGAATAAATAGGAAAGCCAGAAACTTCGCTATGGTTCTCATTAGTCTATGACCTCCTCGTAGAAGAACTTCGTCTGGAAGCAGGAGACATTCATCTTCTTCCAGAGCTTGAACTTCAAGGTCTTGCCGATGAATGAGAAGGACTCCGGCATGGCATCCTCCACTTCCCTCAAAGTGCGGAAGTCGGTTATAGACTTGATTTCGGAGCATCCCGATTTGCGAATCAGGTCTTTCATAAGGTCTTCTATCTTGGAACATATCGGAGTGCCGCCGAAGATTTCAAACGAGCAGTAACTTATGGGAGTGCTGTGCTCTGTGATGAGAATGGCCAGCCGCTGCGGCTTGCCAAGCCCCTGGGCAACGACATTGGCATTGTAGGCATCGTGCTGATTAGCATAGCCCAAGTCCTTGTGGCAGAGGTAGAACCCTTCCAGTTCTTTCAGTGCATCGTATGCCCTCTTTATCGCATCCTGCACGGAAGCGGGAACTTCGCCCATCGTCTTTACGACTTCTTCAAGAGTGGTATGGTGGATATGTTCGCTCATTGTTGTTTTGCTTCTCCGTTGTGAGTGGTTGATGTTGATGCTTTTTCAAATGCCGTGAACTCGTCGAACGGAACTTCCGCAAACAGCTTTGGGTTCTTCGCCTTGCATATCATCTCTATAAGCGTCACCGAGAGTTCGTGCCAGAGTTCAAACCGCCTCTTCTGCTCCGGGGTGAGGGGAAGTTCCCTCATCTTGAAAGTCGTATTGTTTGCGACATAGAGCAAGCAGAAGTGGATTGCCCCGGCCATCCTCCATGAAATGGTCATACTCTGACCTTCGTGCTCAGCATCGTCAGGAGCATAACTACTGCCGCAACTAATGGGGTAGAGTTCCTCTGTAATCTCTTTTAGACTACGGCTCATTTCTTTTCCTCTTCGTCTATGTGCAGGTGCTTTTTGAGGGCTTCCACAAAAGACCGGTCGCTGCAGTATGCATAGTCGAAAGCAGGGTCTTCCTTGAGTGGAATCAACTGCGGAAAAGCATACATCCCCTCCTTCACGAACACCGCCTCGAACTGGCAGCCGCGATTTGTGTGGCGGACTTTTCTCTTCTCGTCGTAATATGATATGTCGCAGTAGGCAAAGGGACGGACATATTCATATCCGCCTATAGTCTTCAAGACCTTCGCCTTAAGATTGCAGCGGACAATCAGATGAGGAATGGAACTCTGAAACCTATTGTAGTATGCGGTGTCAAAATCATTGGGCTTTAGAGGATTTCCATTGCCGTCGAGAATAACGGCTTTCGGCAGGAGCTCTCCTATTTCAAACACTCTTTTCACGACACAGACCTCAAGCAAAAATCTTTACCGCATCTCTCAAGATTGCTTTCTTAATCTCGCGGTCCATCTGTTCGCCCTTGTACTTGAAAGCAAAGTGCTTCCCAATCAAATCAGAATATGGAATCGTCTTCTTGTATGTGCGCGGTTTGCGATTCCGCCAGGGCTTGTAGTTAGGCGGGACTTGACGATAAGTCGTGAACGGTATCTGGTTGTTGCCCATGAAGAGGAGCTGGACATACTCCCCATTAAGCAACTTCTGGAAAGTGTAGCCGTGGGTGATTCCGCTTCCGACTTCTTCCTTTATTTCCTCGTACTTCGTGTCGTAGCATAGCCCCATAATGGGGAAATACTCGTCTATCCTAACTCGCTTGACGGCAACAAGAGTGCCAAAACTCTGTCCATAGAGTTTGTTGTAGTGGTGCGAGAAGCCAATGAGGTGCATTTCTAGTCCCCTTTCTTTGTATGGCATTTGCATCCGCCAGAGTGGGTTATTCCGCAGCCATTCATGTCTCTAAACAGAACATATTCATGTCCTTCCAGTTCCACAATTTCAAGAGCACCACCGCGATAGCATCTTTTGCCTGTGGCTTCAACCCGATGCCCCTGCTCGTTTACTTCCACGATTTCCTCTTTCTGTGGATCGCACCCTGCAAGTGCTATCGTGGCCGCAATCGTACACAACAGTCTCTTCACTGGTTTTCCTCTTTCTCTATCCTTGCCGCTATCTTTGCAGCCCTAACCCTTTTGTCTTTTTTTCTGTCTAGCCAGTAGTGGTCCACCATAGCAAGAGTACCGCCATGGCAACGAACCACAAGAACCAGAGCCAGTCTCTCTTCTCTTGACGATTCACTTCGCTCCTTGAATGTTAAGAATCCTCTTCGCCTCGGCAATGGTATTTATTGAATCACAGATGGCGAGAATATCGGCATCGTGGTCGCCGTCTTCCTTCTCGACATCACAATAGGACGGGTCATCGCCACTCTTGAAGACAATCTCTTTGCCTTTTGCATCTTCTGCCACATCCCAACTGTCGTAATCACCCGTATCTGCTATCGCACAGGATTTAAGTTCAGACTTCCATGGGAGCGGGGAACACTCCGTTAGGTCAACTCCAGCGACAACCTTCTCCAACTTTGCAAGCCTGTGTAGAGCCTCGTCTACCGCATCGAAGACATGTGACGGGTGAATGCATCCCTCGCCCATAGCCGTTCTAATGATGGTGTCGAGTTCTTTTACAGAAGCCGACTCTAGCCATTCCTTGTTGCTGCTCTGCTCGACAGTAAGGGTCATTCTACTATCTCCTTTTTCTTTCGGTTTTCTTCCCTCTGCTTCTTGATGTCAAGAATCTGGACAAAGGCTGCTAGCCACTTCCATCCAAGCAGATACTGGACGTCGCCATCCTTCCCCTCTATCTTGAAAGAGAGATGCGGAGTCATTCCCTTCTTTATCTGCACAAGAGGCGGAGTATATGTATTCCACTTCTTCGTCATTCCAAACATATGGCGCTGATTGGGCGGTGTTGCACCAACAATCTTTCCACGGCACATGCTTGCACCATTTGAAACCCAAGTCAGTACATAACCATGTTGGTGGAGATGTCGTAGTAGTTGTATGTGTCTCTGGTGTCTACTCATTCGTTTCTCTCTATGTCCTGTTCGACGATGGATATTTTAACAAATACCCTTGACCAAAATCAAGGGGGGCGAAGTGGTTTTTCATAGTTGGGGTCTTGTTCTTTCTATTTTTCTATCATGTACTTTGGGGCTAGTCTCATCATCATCGCCACCTGCCGTATCGTCATTCCCGTATGTCCCCCCACTTTCAAATAGTTCTCCATCGTGTAGAATCCGCCCCTCATCCGCGCAAATGTCGTGACTAATCCTTTCTTCCATCTTACCGTATCATACTGCCTCTGCATACGGTCGTAGGCCGTGGTCTTAGTCCTCACGACGAATTCTGGGTCTCTCGGCTTTTCGTCCGTCTCCTCCTCTACTTTCTCTATCTCCTTTTCGGAGAGGTAGACGGGTCTGCCGTCGGAGGTGACTTCTTCCACTATCTCCACGGGCTTGTCTTCCTTGCCCTTCATCGGCAAATCCATCTTGCCGGATATGTACTCCTTGACAAGTGTGATTGCCCTCTCGCGCAGGAAGGTCGCATAGGAGACAGGTATGCCGAGGTTCTCGCCTATGGAGTTTATGCTCTCCTTCTTCATGTGGCGCTCGTAGACCATCCTCATGGCGGTGAAATCCGCACCTCTTCCGTAGCGTCCCATTGCGGCGGTCTTATATGCCACTGCCGCATCGAAGTCTCCCATTAGCCTTGCTATCCGCTCTTCTTCTGTCTCCACCTCGCGGCATAGTTTTATCTTGTTCTCGCAGAGGAACTCATATACGGCTTCGGTCCTAAGCCGCATCTTGGGAACGACCTTGTGTCTTGTCAGGGCATCATACAGTTCCGTTCCAGGCTTTGCCCGAGCTATGGCTTTTGCTATCTTCGGAACGTAGGTGACTACGGCATTCTTGACGGTGTTGATTTTTATCTTAAGGGTTGCCGCCGTCTGCCCTACCGACATTCCCTGCATATAGAGCTTGCAGGCCTTGTAGCAGTTGTTGGGCGTCGTGTCGGGGAGAACATAGTCGCAAATCCAGTCCACGAGCTCCTTGTTCTCCTTCTGGTCTCTGACGGCCCTTAAGGAGGCCGCTGGGTCAGGGGGAGCCCAGTTGGCGGGACTGGAATTGAGGGCAAGCCAGTCGCCTATCGTGGCGGAATCGTCTTCGTCGGCGCTATAGGGGGCATCGAAAAGGGGCGTGGTGTTTGAGTTTGTCTGTACGTCCGCAAGCTGTGCGGCGAACAGATTCCGCATAGACTGCTGAATGTAGAACTCGGCATATGTGATGAACCGGTTGCCCCTCGTGGGGTCGAATCTCTCGGCTGCCTTTATGAGCCCTCTGACGCCAAGGCTGAAGAAGTCGTCCGCATCCGTAGTGCGCTCACGATAGTTCTTTATCCGCTGCATCATGAAGGTGATGTTGTGCAGCACAAGGAGTTCCTCCAGCTTATCCCGGAAGTTGGCATAAGTCTGGCACATCTCGGCTTCTTCCTCTGGAGTTTGTGGAGGATATTCCTTCACAATCTTGTCAACCATGTCCAGAGTTAGTCTACTACATATCCCCAAAGTGGTCCTCCTCATCGAAGACTGGCTTCGGCTCGTCCTTTATGCGTAGGAGTTCCTCGTCCATCGCCTCTTCCGCTTCCTCCTCCGCTTCGCTTATCATGCTCTGCAGACCGCAGTATGAAAGGGCCTTCTGGTGGTCTTCCTCCGTCCACTTCGCCATCTCCGCATACTGCTCTTCCCTCTTGAGCGAGAAAAGGACCTTGAAGTATTCGTTGCCCTTCTTCTCGCGGAGTGCATCCAAGGAAGAGGGGAGGTTTTCTGCAATCTTTCCAAGCGATATGGAGTCCTTGCGGAGACGATTCCTCGAACGACTCTCCCTGTCCGCTCTCTTCTTGCAGACATGTGAGCAGAATTTCTGGTTCTGGTGCTCCGGGTCTACCGCGAAGGTATGCCCGCACATTGGGCAGATTCTCTTGCGGTTGCCTCGCCGTAGCGCCCTTTTTCGCGACCTCTTCGCTGTCCAGGCTTTCGTTCGGCATTGTTTCGAGCAGTATTGGCTATTCCGAGGAGACTGAAATTCTCTACCACAAACAATGCACTTGCTGGTCTTTAGAACTGAAGTGCTAGCATCTGAATCTAAGGGGAATGGCATATTTGATTATTGTACCATTTCTGACCTCCATCGTCAATGCCGTGGAGTGTAGTAAATGCTACTAGCGGGTCTCAAAACCCTATAGAAGCAATGCCGCCTAACCCTCCACAAGACTAGACTGGAAAGCGGGTCGCTTTGGAGTCATCTTCTGTTTTAGAGTTTCCGACCGTTCTTGTCGTAGTCGCCATCCTTGAAGTGGAACACTGCCGCCCTTGCGGGACACTGCCAAGGAAAGCCCATAGCTTTTGCTTCTTGGAGATTAATCATCGGAAGATAGACATTGACCAAATTGATGCATCCAGCAAATATAGGACTTGACTGGACAATCGTTGTAACGAGTGGCAAATCCACTTCCGTTAGCTTCACGCATCCACGAAATGCCGCTATGCCAACTATTTGTGCATATCCCGCCCTTATTGTCTCTATCTGCCTACACTCCGCAAAGGCATAGTTTCTCACATTGGTGACTATCTCACCCGACTCATAGATTTTAGGACCTATGCCCGCAACCAACTTGTCTAAATCCACATGCGATTCAACAATGATTGGCTCATTTGACGTGGTATCTGTATCGGCAAGCAAGTTCACCGAAATCATGCCTGCCATCACTCCCGCCATGACAACTTTCATATTCATTTTGTTGTTCCCTTTCTTTTTTATTCCCTTTGCGTTAAAGTCCCTGCCAGTATATGACATCGTTGACGCCATTTGTTGTAGAGACAAATCGTATCTGCCCAAGCCAGTCAAGCCCGATTTTCCGGTCTCTGTGCTTCGACAGCGACTTGACGGACCTCCTCAGTTTCACCTGCTGGCTGAACTCTGGCCATAGGCTATAGGCTCGGCTAACATAGAAGTCGTCGTCTATGTCGTGGTAGAATATCCTATATCCGCAGCCAACCGAGGTGTCGAACGGGCCATACTGCCTTGCTCCTGTTTCGTAGAGTCTCATCTGCGACACTATATTGGTTATGCCAATGGTCGGGTCATAAGACTTACTGATACCTCTTCTATCGTGACGAATGTTTCCTAAAGGCTGGATTGCCTGCTCGAACACTCTCACTAGAATCCCGTCGGCAGTGGACGGAATAACTTTCACGACATTTGTGAATGTCGTGTACTCGACAGATTCCACATCATTCGTGTATGTCAGGTACTTGTGCGTGGAAGTGACGCCGGTCAAGGTGTTGGAATAGTAGGAGTGCTCCTGGACTATGGAATACTGCACCAAGTTGGTTGACATGTTCTGGAATCCACGGCACTTTCCGTTGAGAATGACATAAGGAGTGTCGCTTGCCCAGAATCCCCCCCAGAGGTGGTCTGCTACAGGTTGGAGGTCTAATGTAGAGTCCTGTGCCTTGTATTCGTCTTTTATTGGGTTATCAAAATCGAGAATATCCTGGAGTGTTCCTCTATATTCTGCAACCTCGCTTGGTGACATCTCATGCCACCCCGAAGAATTGGTAATTGCGGTTGTAGAGACCTGTACTATCACATCCCCCTTGAATGACGCAAAGTCTCCAACAAAACATCCGCACTTTTCATTTACGATTTTATACTCCATCGCATAAGCCTGCGGCTGAAGTTTCTCGCCAAATTGTGCTACCTGTGGAAGAAGTAATGAAATCACATAGGGAGGAGGATAGTCAGTTTCCCAATATGCCACTATTGAGTTGTCTCTTCTCACTGCCTTGCTTATGAAAATGCCAAGGTTGTCCTCGCATAGACATTCCGCCATGGGCAGCAGAATCGTGAATGCCATAAGGGCTTGTCTTATCATGCGGGAATGCTTCATTAGTTTACTTTGTTTGTTATCGAGTGTATGGCTTCTTCCAAGCCTAAAATTCTGTTTTGGAGCTGGTTTATGGTATTAGAGAAAGCCGACACATCTATCTCCAAAGTCTCGATGCGTCTGAGTTCTCTGGTCTCCACTTCCTTTGCCACAATCTCGATGTCGTTTGTAGGCACAAATGTCTCCTGCTGTTCTCTCCAGTCGCCGTCGCACTGTTTTTCTGAAAGATACACTCCGTTATACAAGGAGATTTTATAAGTGGCATCGGCTATAGGGTCGTAGTACATGTGGCTATAGGGGTCGAGCGTCGTCACAATCTTGTAGTATGTGGCATAGCGGTCTTCATAGGTGTTGAAGGTATAGTCGGAATTGTTTATCGTTCCCGGATAGTTGATTCTTACGTCCTGGTTCATCATCGCATGCTCCACCGCCTGCGACGTGGTATAGTAGTTCTCTACGACATGAATGTAGTTCGTGTAGGGGGTGGATCCATAGCCTGGGTAGTAGTACTCACCGTCACCCGGATTAACATGGCAGTCGGCAACGAAGTTGAAGTCAAAGTCATAGTATATCGGCAGCGTAATGTACGGCGACCTTCCGTTCCAGAGTTCGTTTGTCTGCGGCACTTTTATGCCAATGCCGTTGACCACAGCGGAAAAGCGGTTAGTGACGTTGATGCTGCTATAATGTATAGCTACCGTTACGATGGAAGTAACGACGCACTCAATGGGCTCAATTGGGCGGTAGTAAGTCAGAGTGTCGCCAATCGTCCTCTCTGAGAAGCCGTTGGCCAGGAGCTTGTCTTTGTCAAGAGTTATAAGAAACGACTGCTTGTTGTTGGGACCAATGATTGAAGCATCAATGTCGTAGTTGACCGCAAAGACGCTGCTGTTGGTGCTCTGAGGCATTATTCCGAGTTTATAGCTGGCAGCTACAACCTTGTCGATGGAATATGCGCCTATTGTTCGCTTCAAGGCATATCCATAGGTATTCCAGCCGGGGTACTTTTTCAGCAGGTTGGCCTGCAGTGGCTCCCATGTGGCGGTATTGGTGTAGAAATTCGTGGTAGTCTGTCCGGCGCGGACCTGTATCTCGCGCCTTGTGTAGGAAAGAGCGCTATTGGCATAGACACTTATTCCGTTTTGGTTTATATAGCTTCTTGTGGTAGAGGGAGAATACTCCTCCAAGCCCAGTATCGTAATCTTTGGGACCTGTATGCGCCAGTATCTATGGTCGTCGTCCAGCCTACTCTGGATAAATCCCCATCCTGTTCCAAGTTCACCATCCTTCCCCGTCCGCATAACCTTGGTCTCGCCTACTACAAGGTTGGAAATGGAGGTAAGCTTTGTATGCATCAATGTGACTTCGCTCTGATGCGCAAAAGTGTCTACGGGGTCTTGAACATCATATCCCTCTGCATGCCTATGCCCTATCACTTCCACACTATCATATATCTCTTCGCCCGTGTCTTCATCCCATCTCCATCCATCGCAGTGAAAAACCACCTCTGGCGCATTCTTAGAGACAAAGGCATATCCAGAATAGTTCATGTTGTCCGCATAAAACTCTAAATACAACGAACTATAGTCATCGCTTTCATAAGACACTGTAGGCTGTGTATTACCAAGGGCTTCTAAAACGTCTTGACGTTCGCATTCGTAGGAGAAGTCTGAAAAGCCACGACTGACATACACCTGCTCATCACCTAACGGACGGAAAAGCACAGATGTCGCCTTTATCGCAGCATTGGTAGACTTCCCCACTATCTCTGGGGCCAAAACGTCTCCTAGGTCTCCTACTGTGGTTTTTGACATGTCGACGTCCCACAATTTTGTCTCGTTAGTCACCGCATTTCCGTCTATGTCTACGGCAGCCCCGGAAGTCGTGAGCGAGAGAAGAGAGGCAAAACCAATCG